CCGACCTGCGGAAGTACCCAAGTGGCCGAAGGGGCTCCCCTGCTAAGGGAGTAGGCGTCTAAAAAGCGCGCGAGAGTTCAAATCTCTCCTTCCGCGCCAAAGTACCGATTTTAGCTGTTTTAAAGCTAAAATCGGTACTTTTTTATGATTTTCACCCTATTTTCTGCGTATTTTCAAAAAGCAAAAATCACGTTATGACACGCTATGTAACATAAAATTATTTCCCGTATGCTACATTGTATGCTACAAATTCAGCGCAATGCGAGGGGACTCCCCTATTTTTTGCTACATGGACTTTATTTTCCGAAGCATAGAATCATAGACTTTTCGGTTCACAAGCGATAATGTGTCCATAAGTTCATCAACGACCGCCCAAGCCTTTGCCGGGTCTTTCCCAGCTACCGCAAGCAAAAACTCACTGTCCCCGTACTCGCCCACGGTAGCCGGTTCTGCGGTCACAGGGGCGGGAGCGCCGGAGTAGTAACTCGCGTACCTACCGCCGTCGTCCCGTTCCTCTTCCTGCATCTGCTTACGGATCACGTACAGATCCGCAAGCTTAGCGTAATTCTTATAGTCGGATTCCTCATATTCCAGGCGAGCAATCTCTTTCCGGATTTCGGCTGCATCCAACATATTGCGCTCTCCTTATGCCCGCTCGATCTGCTCCATGCAGCGGCGGATCGCGTCACGGGTTTTATCGTCGTCCGCGTCGCGCATCATATCGTCCAGCTGCGCGCGCATATGCTCGCGGGCGTCCGTGCGGCTGTAGCGGCCCATTGCGTCACGGCGGCGGCCACGGTAAGAGCTGCCCCGGCCGTAAGTACCGCGCATATCCGCCTCCCACTCGCCGTCGCGGGAATAGCCGCCGTCTTCAGCCATCTCGATCTTGTAGGTATTCTTGATGGAGCTGGTCAATTTCTGGATCGCGTCGAGGTCGCCTGCGGACATTTCCCGCTTCTCGGCAATTTCGTCCAGCTCTTTGCAGAGCATTTCGCGGAGATTCCTCAGATCATACATATTGCTTCCTCCTTTCATGCTACGCGCTCGACGGTAAGATTGCTGTTTGCAAAATTAACCGTTTGCGCGCTGGTGTTTTGCATACCTACCGTCAGGCAGCAGCCTCTTGGCACGCTCACCTGTGCGGATACATAAACGTTAAAGTAGTTTTCTACCGCTGCCGGTGTCACAATCGCCGTCGCGCTTGCAAGGGCTTCACCGTTGATGGCAAGTGCGGCCGTGATCGCCTCGACCGTGCCGCCGGTTGGAATTGCGATGTTGCCGCCGTAGGAGACTTTGAAAACTGCTCTACACTGATTCGTCAGCCCGCGCAGCGTGATCAGGCCGCTGCCCTCGCGGTGCACGATGCACGGCTTGCTGCTCACTGCCGTTTCCGCCAGCGGGACGTTCTGCCCGGCGGCGACGCCGACGATGTTGGAATTCGTAAACTCAGCCAATTCCAAACACCCCGCTTCCCGAATTGCCTGCTTTGCAGTAGTTCAAAATCGGCTCCATCGCCGTCTTCATCGCCTCTGCGCAGCTCGGCTGCTCCATTTCGTCCACCGTTTTCAGGATACAGGCGTATGTGTAGAGATCCGTGATGTTCATCTTGTACAGATCCACGCCCATCAGGTGATCGATGAATTTCTTCTTGAGTTCCTTATATGTTGCCATAAAATCATTCCTTTCATAAAAAATACAGCGGCGGGACGATTGCCCCGCCGCGTTGCTGTCGAGTATCGGCAATGGGGCCGACCATTTTCGTGAGGCCACGAAAAAGCTCTACGTTATGGAGTTGTTACGCCGCGCAGCCGCCGCAGCCGTAGTTATAGCCGCTGTTGCAGCAGTACGGATTCGCAACAACATAGGCCGGGCTGGGACTCGGGCGAAGCGTGGAAACAAGGTAATTGTTCTGTGCCGCCTGCGATGCTGCCAGCTGGTAGCCGAAAAGCTGCTGGTTCTGCTCAGCAATCTTCGCGTCCTTCGCCGCAAGCTCCTGCGCCGTCAGACGCTGGTCGATGCTGCGGAAGCCGCAGTTCATGGCATCGATGATGTCGCGCGTGGTGTTCTGCACGGTGTTGCGGGTGTCGCACGCCTGCGTCGCCATGTCATAGCGCACCTGGGCGATTGCAGCGCGGTTTTCGCAGCAGCACTCCTGTGCCTGCATCGCCATGTTGTTCAGCTGCTGCATAAGCGCAGCCTGCTGATTGCAGCGGGAAAGTTCAGCGTTCGAGAAGCCGGAAGTCACAGCCTGTGTCACACCTGCAAAGCCGTTGAGCATGCCCGTATTCATGGCGTAGAAGCCATCACAGATACCGTTGTTTACGTTGTCAAGCTTGCGCTCGATGTTGGAGAAGTCAGAGGCCAGCACATAGCCGTCTACAACGCCGCCGGAATTCCTGCCGTTGTTTCCGAATCCGTTTCCATTGCCGCCCCAGCCGCAGAAAATGGCAAGGAACAGGATGATGATCCACCAGCCATTGTCACCGCCGAAGCCGCCCCAGCCGCCGCCTGTCATGCCGGTAGGCGCGACGGGCATTGTCATGGTCGGGGAGCCGTCATTCAAACTCATATTTTTCATTCCTTTCGTAGATTCAAAAGATTTATCTCAATCGTGGCCACGATTTTGATCGTTCAACTGTTCGGAATTCCCGAACTATTGCAGCAGTTGCCGGAATTGCCCCGCCACCTGCTGCAGCTGATTCAACTGCTGCTGCGAGATTTTCCCGCTTTGCACCAGCTTTTCGACCTCCGCTTTCGGGTCGCCCTGAAATGTCTGTTGGAACTGCCGGAATTGCTGCACCATATTTTGAAACTGCCCCATCTGCCCGGGCATCTGTCCGCCGCCGAGGGCCTGAAACAGGGGGTTAGCCATCGCTTTCAGCCTCCTTTGTCTTTCTCGCCGGTCTGGCGCTGGGGGCCGTCAGCTTGGCTACCAGCTCGTCAAACTCCTTGCGCGTCACGTATTCCTCACTCATGTCCCTTCGCGGCGCTGCGGGCGTTATAACGGCCTGTGCGCGCTCTACGAGATCGTAGGTTGTCATGGCCGGTTTCCCGCTCGCGTCGGCCTTTTTCACGTACACGACAGGCGCATTCATATCCCACAATGTAACGGCGTTGTTAGGCGCGACAATGAAGTCGTTCGCCGCCTGCTCGTTCGGAACCCAGATGATCGACTGGTTCTGCGGCTGCTGTGGCTGCGGCTGATAAGCTGGCATCTGCGGCGCAGGCTGATACTGCGGACGCATCTGCATTTGTGGCTCCTGCATCGGCGGCATGGGCGGCTGATTGTAAATCGGCTGCTGGTACACATACGGCTGCTGTCCAAACATTAAGCTTCCTCCTTTGCCCAGTAGAACAGCGGGATCTCATTGCCGCTGTCCCATGTATCGAAATAGCTTCCGTTCTCCGCGCAGACCACATGGCTTGATAGAGCCAGCACATACACGCCGCGCGGATGATCTGCGCAGAAATCCGCGACGGTATAGCAGTCCGGGCACGTGTTCGGGATTACGTTCCGGGTAAAGCCCTGCTGCCGGAGGTAAGCGCTCCATACGCTGTTTGCGCTCGGCAGATCTCCCATGATGAGTCCTTGCAGGCACAATCCGATATACACCTTGTCCCAGCTCTTCCCGGTTGCCTTTGCGATGGCCCGGACGGTGCAGTCCCCGACTTTCAGCCCGGCGGGGTTTGGATTAAAATAAGAAAAGCCCATACCGAACACTCCTTTGATGTGTTCAGTATGGGCCTTTTTGCGGCTTCTTGTGCCTCAGTTGTGTATCAATTTGGTTCAAAATTGCCTGCGGATTACTTCACGGGCTTGTTTTGCTGCATATATCCGTCGATCCACCCACGGATCAAGGCGCTGGGCGTTGTGCCGTTTGCTTTTGCGGCAGACTTAAAATCGTCAGCAAGGTCGCGCCGCATCTTGCAGCTTACCAGCGTCATGTTTGTGGCGTCCCACTTGTCACGGGCGCGCTTTTGTGCCTCACTCGGCATCGGCGGCCTCCCAATTTGCGCGGCTACGCAGGATGTCAATCTCAAAAACATCCGCGTGTGCAGGAATCGACTCAAATTCCTGCGTGAGAAGGTTGAAGGCGTTTCCTCCATCATTCCAGCCCTCCGCCCCAACGGGCAGATAGAGCTGACTATCATCCGGCCCATTGAGCGTGAAAAGGCCGTCATGCTTCAACGCGCCGCGGACTGTCCATTCTCCAGCGTATTTCATCTAGAAAAACCTCCCCTGTTCTCATCGCCACATGGCGACGCACTTCGCAAGCATACGTCCGCTTGCGCTGCGGATGCTCACCGTTCCCTTAATTGCGTCGCCGTCCAAGCGCTCCGCAGTTTCGATGTAAACTTTCGTGATAGTTTCATCTTGCGTGAACAGGAAGCCGTCACCGTCCTCGGTTTCAGCTACACGAATAAAATCCGGCAGTTCAATTTCTGCGTGAAGCCACGATCCGGGATAATTCTCCTTCTGGGTGGCTTTGATGAAAATCTTATCCGGGATATTCCTAAAATCAGAACGGATGCGGTAAAGATGTGCAGTCATTTTTTATTCCTCCTCTAAATCTGCTTGCAGCTTGTCGAACCATGCTTCTGTTTCCGCCCGGCAGTGGGCTGCGTACTCTTCGTATGTTTCGAAATCCCCGATAATGTATCGGATATTGGTAAGTCTATAGATTTCGAATGTGTGGATATCCGCGAAGCGTTCCGCAATCTTATGCCCTTGCAGGTTCTTGCCGTAAGGTTCGTCTCCTACTGGAGCCATAACCTTCGCCAGAATTTCCGTTTGTTCCTCATACCATGCGTTGCGTTCCTCCTGCGTCACAAACCGCATCGGTTCCTGCGCGCGACCGGCGGCGCTTCCGGCCTTCATGATTCTGGTGATTTCCTCTACGTTTTCCATTGTTGTTTCCTCCTCATTTTTGCAATTTTCGGCATCATCGCCTTCTGGTAGCCGTTCATTCCCGCGTCCTCCTTGCTTGCGTTGGCCGCAATCATCAGCAGATGCGGATGAAACCATCGCTGCAAGCCTTGAGCGTGTAGCTGGTGCTGTCGTCGTGCGCGTCAGCGATCCACTCTTCTTCATTATCGTCGTACCGGATACTGTCGTAATCGACGACCAGATCGGCCATCTCCTCTGCATTGTCTGCCAGCCAGTCGCGGATCATGGTATCCATCATATCCCTGTTCATTTCGTACATTTTATTTACCTCCGTCATTTAATTTATCTTATGGTCTTATTATACGCCCATTCTTCTCAGCCCAACGCGTCAATTAGCTTCGACGCGTTGGACTCCGTTACGATCAGCTCAAGCGTTTTTACAACATCGACGATTGTAATCTTGGAAGTGCGGGCTACGATTGCCGGGCGGTTTTTCATGAACCATGCTTCGACGGACAGGCCTTCCGATTCCGCCCGCTTCTCTGCTGCGGCGTGCCATTCTTCACTCATGTTTTCGAGCCGGACTTTATCTTTCACCGCGAAGAATCTGGCGAGCTTTACGTGGCAGCTTGCAAGATCACGAGAGATGAATTCGTCGCGCAGGGCCTCTGCATAGGAAATCTGCTTTTCGGAAACGCCGGTGATCTTGGGAAGCGGATGCTCGGTGCCGAACTCGGCGGCAATGTATGCGTCTAGTTTAGCCTTTGCTTCTGCTTTTTTCGCTGCGGCGTAGCAGGACGGGCAGATAGTAACGTGTTCCGCCGCCCACTCTTCGTAGGAAGCAGCGGCGCTGCTATTGGCGCAAGTGCGGACGTGCTCGAACGTGCCCCCACAGATTTCGCATTTGCAAGTAATCTTCGCCTTTGCCATCGCTGTACCCTCCGTAGTTGGTTTTGTTTTGTTTCATCTTATGCACCTATTATATACCGTAATACCGTATATGTCAATAGTTTTTTTCAAAAAAATAAGCGCCGATTTCTCGGCGCTTATTTCAGTTATACAGTTTGCTGGATGTCCGCTGCATCTCCCGCATGATCTCCGGGAGGCGGCGCTGCACCGTGGCGCGGCCCAGGAACAGCTCCGTCGCGACATCGACCTGCGGGAGCTTGTCGACAAAATAGAGCTGCGCGATCTTCTCATTTTCCCGGCCAAGATTGGCCTGATAGATCACGGCCTCCATATCCTTGCGGGTCAGGCGGCCCAGCTCTGGCGGCAGCTTGGCCCGCGCCTTCGGCGACATACGCCCCGCCTCCTTACTTTTCCTTGTGATTCAGCACAGCGATATTGCCCTTGTTGCTCACTTCGAGATCCAGCGCGGCGGCGATATCGCGCACCTTGACGTAGTTCGTACCGTTTTTCAGGATACGTTCAACGGCGACTTCCTTTCCGTCGACGATGATCTTGCTCTTTTCTACCATTTCGGTTTCCTCCTCTGCATTTTTTCCATCTTCGAGGGCCATCACGGTATGGCCCTCGCTTACCAGTACGTCCCCGCGCAGGAGATTGGCGTCCGTCGTCAGATATTTGCTACCGGTCAGCAATACAAAATCGCCCGTTGCGGGCCAATCGTGCAGCATGCAGTATGTCGTGCAGCTGTTGCCCTGCCGACGGTAGAGTGCTTCGACCGACGCGCAGCCTGCGGCCACGGCGCAGAGCATCATGAGCGCGGAGCAGTCCGTCTCCACTGGCTTTGTGATCTTGCTCACGTCCCATCCGACGGCTCTGGCGGCCTCATACGCCGTGTTCCTGTTGTCCATGTCGTACCCGATATTCCGGTTTTTAATCGCTGCCTCGCACGTCTGCGCGGCCCGCTCGGCCTTTTTGCGGCTCTTGTAGCGCAGGATGCCGAGCCAGCGGCCATTGTACCAGTTGGAGATATTCAGCTCCCGCCCGTTCTGATTGCCGGGCTGCTGATTGCGGCCTCCGGTTTCTCCAAGACTGGCCTGCCCGATCTTGATACTCATGTCCGCTCACTCCCGTACAACTCGTGATGCAGCTGCAGCACGGCGGCCTCGATCAGCTTGTCGATTGTTTCCACATCAAATTGAATGCCCTTCTCGGCGAGGAAGTTCACAACATACGCCTTTTTCGCCGCGCCGTCCGTCGCGGTGTACAGCTGCTCCGCCGCCTTTACGCCGATCTCAACGTAAGTGCGGAGCGTTTGCAGCTTGTCCGCGTCGATCTTGGTTTTGAGCCACGGGATTAAAAATGCCGAAACGAGCGCGCTGATGAGCGCGATCACTGCCGAGATGATCTGTGTGTAGTCCATATGTATGCTCCTTTCAATCTTTCAGCACGATCTCTGCGATGCGTGCTGCCGCTTCCGGGCCGTACTTTTCGGCCCATTTGTCCATGTATTTCTGCGCGTACTTCGCGCGGTTCTCATTTTTGGCTTTCCAGAGGTAAAAGCCGCTGGAGGCCGTTGTTTCGGCCAGCACCGCAAGCGTGATCTCCGTCAGATCTGTGCCTGCCGCGCAGGCGATGATGAGCGCGATGCTGACGAGCGCGCTGCAAATCAGCCACTTTTTACTGAATTCCATTGCTATGTCCGCATTGCGCCTCCAGCTGGTGCAGGAATTTTTTCACGTCGCCGTTCCCGCCGAGTGTGACGTATTTCTGCCCGGCAATCAGCCGCTCGGCCATTGGCATTTCCTCGCTCATGATCGTGAGGCGGAGGATAGCCAAATACTGCTCGTCCTGATGCTCCTGCATTTTCCCGAGCTTTTTATCGATCTCGGCGAGGTGCGTATCCTGCGTTGTGGCCTTGCCGCGCTTTTTCTGAACCGCGCTGACGATGGCATTGACTACCGCCGTCAGCGCGGATGAGCCAAGCGCTGCGCAGGCGAGGGTGACGATGATGGTTTTGGTGTCCATTTTTCTGTACCTTTCTCTTTTATTTGCCGGGCTAATCGTCCGCCATTTTGATGTAGGTGGTGGTATCGCTGGAATAGCTGATCGTCGGCAGCGTCGTGCCGCCGAGGGCTGCGTAGAGGGCCGGGTATGCAGTCTGATCGAAGGTTGAGCCATCGCACGCGTGCCACGGGGCGGAGAGGACGCGGACGGTTGTGAGGGTATCGCCGACGCGGTAGTTCGGTTCCGAAAGCTTCCCGAATGCCTCATTTACCATCGGGTTCGCCGGTGCGTCGCCCGCTCGCCAGATCTTTGCAGCGCTCTGTGCCGTCAGCAGGTTCCCGGCCGTGAGCGGCGTTCCGGCCTCCAGCGGCTCGTCCTCCGGGCGAAGCCATTCATACCGCAGAAGGCTTCCCGCCGCGTCATACACCCCGTAGCGGACGGCCCCGTTTGCGAGATCGTTTGTGCCGATTCTATCCCGCATGGCTATTCCTCCAGCGCCTTGATGTAGGCATTGCTTCTGGTGTCCGTCCCGATGGTAGGGATTTCTTTTCCCGCCGCGCTATAATCGCAGTACGCCAGCCCATTCGACGATATGTATGCCGCCTCCCCGTCCGGCGATAGTGCAATACTGTCGACGCTGCTCCCCAGTACATCTCCATATACCGGGCCGGATGCTGGAGCGCTGATTGCAATGATCTTTTCCGCTCGATCAGCACTTTCAGATTCGCTTGCGGTTTCCGAAAGCACCAAAAGCCCGTTTTCGTATTTGCCGTTCGTATAGTTGTCGAGCAAGTAGCTATCGGTTTTGTAGGAAACCACCTTCCCGTTTTCCCACGTTGCACCGTAGTCCGCAGAATACCTGTATACCATATATCCGCTATACATCGTGGTCCCCGCGCCAGAGAAAGCAGCGTTCACCAGTGCAAAAAAAGCAATTATATTTGCGCCACAGTGGTAAGCCGACATTAGGGCGTGATAGGTGTACTTCGACGGCTGGTTGAAGGACGGAGTTAATTCTTCGATGTTTACGCTGCTGACTGCCTCCCACGTCGGATTGATCAGGGTTTTTGCCTTTGAAGTCTTCAGTGTGCCGCTGGTGCTACAGTTCAGTTTGTAAAAGCAGTCCTTTTCTTCGGCGTAAAAAACAATTCCGCTGCTAAAATCTGGGATGCTTACTATTTCCTTTGTTGTTTGGTTTACGTAGCTGGCACTTACTTTTCTTCCCGTGTAATTGTTATAGGCTCCGTATTCGCCTCTTACTACGTAGATATACAGAACGTTTGGCGTAATAAACATCTTCAGTCCAGAGCTTCCAGGCAGGCTGCCGCTTGCATATAGCGCAAACGGCGTATCAAGGCTACGCGTTGTGTACACTCCGTTTAACTCTGTGGAGTCTCCGGAAAAAACAGCGTAATAAGTGCCGTTTGCATACTGCACATCCGATATCAGCAAGAGTCCGGTCGGCATATCTGCCTGCTGCGTCCACGTCTCCAAATCGGGCGACATCCAGAACTTTCTGCCGTACAGGCCGACCCATTCCCCATTCAGATACCACACAGCTACAGGTTGAATATTCGATGCCTTCAACGCCCACGGAAGCGGTGCAGCAGAGCTTCTGAGCACAGAAAACAGTTTTGGATACTGCTCCTGCGATACAGTGCGCCCGTCGCACGGGAGCCATGCGTCGGACAGGTCTGTGCGGGCGGTGATAGCGATATCGCCGACTTTGGCTGTGCCCTCCGCAATCTTGCCGAGCGCGTCGTTGACGGTTGGATCTTCCGGGCGGGTTGCGGCGTTTGGCCAGAGCTTGGCGGCAGTGGTATCGGATAGCAGATTCGCCTTGTTGAGAGGCGTGCCCTCGACGGTGGGCGCGTCCTCGCGCTTGAGGTATTCGTAGTGGTTGAGCGTGCCGTCGGCGTTATACACGCCGTAGCGGATCGCGCCGTTGGCTAAAACCTGTGTTGGCTGCCTATCTTTCATGTGAGTAATCCTCCTGCGGCGCACTCCGCCGCGCCGGTGTGGCGAAAAGATTTTGCAACGTTGACGATTAAGTCTTCGCAGAGCACCAGAATGCGCTCGATATCGTTTGCGCCGGTGTATGTCAGGCGGTTGAGGCCGGGCGCATCCGGTGTTCCGGCAGGATACGCAAGCGCGTCGCGAATGTCCTGTATCTGCCGTCGGTATGTCTCGGCCTGTGAGGCTACTGGAATGTCCGTGACAGCCCAATCGGTTTTAGCCGTCCACGTGATGCTCTTCCCGCAGATTGAGGCGAGGCGTCCCGCCAGATAATTCAGGGCCGTTCCCACGCGATTAAGATCAGCGGCGTTGTACGCGCCCTTCATCCCGGTCAGCCATTCCGCCTGCTCGGCTGCGGTCATGGCCGCGAACCCCTTCGCCGCCAGCTCCCGCACCCGCTCCACATCCGCCTGCGTCCGGTCGGTGACGAGCGTAACGATGATAGTTGCATCGTCCATGGCTATGTACCTTCTTCCGTGATCTTCTTCCACCCGTCCGGGTTAACGGATGGGTTCCAGACGTTGGCGGCGAGCAGGGATTCGTAGAGCTCGTCCTGCCACCAGCCTTTTTCGCCTTTGGAGAATGCAAGGCCGGCGGTGATGGTCTCGGGGATGATGCGGAAGCCCTGCTTGTAGGCGATGTCTTCCCAGAGGGCCGGGGCGGCGTCCGGGGTGTTCTGGGCCGTGTCCCAGAGGTCGGAGGCGGCGCGCTTGATGGTGCCGCCCCAGTTGATGCGCATGCCGGCTTTGACGAGGCTGCCGGAGCCGGTCAGGCGGGTGAAAAGCTCTGGTGCGAGACTCGCGTCGGCGTCGGTGAGACTGGCTGCGCTTTTGACGATATAGGGGCGCAGCGCCCGCGCCCGCTCGGTATACGTGCTCATGTCAGTCCGCCTCCCCGAGCAGAATTTTTGCGGCGGTCTCGGCGTCCTCCAGCCGGGCGCGCAGGGCGTCGGTGTCCTCCGCAGCTTCTTCCGCCGGGATCCTGGTCTCCGTCTCCGTGTAGGTGTACGGCGCGTCTGCTACGTCGACGGCCTCGGCGTATTCTGCGCCGGTCTGGGTCTGGCGGATCATGTATCCGGCGTCCGAGTACGTCCGGTACAGGCTCACGCCGTCTTTGCGTGTTTTGTAAAGTTCTCTGACGATCATGGTTTATACCCCCACAATTTGATCTGCGTATGTCGCCCAGTTGGTCGCGGCCTTCCACTCGTCGACGAGCGCCGCAGGGACGCGGATCTCGAGATCTTTCGCTTTGTTGTAAAAGGCGGTCGTGCCTGCGAGCGTCGGGACGAATGTGTGGTCGCTAAAATCATAAAACGATATTCCTGGGCAGCCATAAAACGCATTGTTGTCAATACTTTCTATGCTGCCCGGTAGTTTTATTGATGACATAGCTGCACAGTTCTGAGACACATACGCACCTATTCGGGTTGCGCCGTTAGGAATTGTAACTCGTCTTAGCCCGATGCACGCTGTGAACATAAAGCTCGGTACAGTCGTTGTACTTTTTGGCATCACAAACGATTCAAGCGAATTGTCGTTTGAAAATATACCGCTTCCAATTGTTGCTACGCTGTCAGGGAATGTGATTGATTTTAGAGAATAGCATCTCTGAAACGCATATCTCTCTATGCTCGTTGCGCCATTAGGCATTGCAACTGAGACAAGCGATCCGCAATCACTGCAGATGCCTCTTACGGTTGTAATACCGCTTGGTAATGTAAGTGAGGCGAGTGCGGAGCAAAATGTAAAGGCACTTTCACCGATGTCTCCAATGCTGTTTGGGATTGTAATTGACGCGAGATTGTAGCATCTGTAAAACGCAGCGTCCGCAAAGCTTGTTACTCCACTTCCGATTTCTATTTTTTTAATACTTCCTCGATATGGCAGATTACTTTTGCTTGCTTTTGCCCCACAAAGTAACCCACCCAATTTGTAATCTTCAGTTTCTATATAAAACCCCATCTCTCCGACTACCGTCAGCTTAATCACATAATCCCCCGGCGCAGCATACGCGTGGTTTGGTGTCCACTTTACTGTGCTTGTGCTCGTACCCGTGAGAGTGTCCGGCGTCGTGCCGTCGCCCCAATCGACGGTGACGGTGCCATTTGGGCAGACACCAAGCATGGGGGAGGTGCGGCCTTCCTCCAGATGGATATAGATACGGGTCTTTCCGTCATCGGTGATGTACATCACGCCGACATTCATTTTGCGATTTGTGGTCTTGAGGTCAGCAAGTGACCAGTTCCAGCCCTGACAGGTAAGCCCCTCATGCGATGGATAATCAGGTAGCGCGGTCTTTGTTGCCAGTTCGGATAGTGTCCAAGACGTGACAATCGTGCCATCGTAGTCGTAAAACGTGATGTCACCGGGTGCGCCGGGGGCGGATGATCCGCCGGTTGGGATCGTGCCGATCGCGTCCGCGAGGCCCGCGACGGTCTCGGCTTGCGGGGTCGTGCCGCCCTTTGCCGTTACGGCGTCATAGGCTGCGCCGACGGCGTCGGTGATGCGGCTTATCTGCGTCTGTACGCTCATGTCTGTTCCTCCTTTAAATCGCGGCGAGAGCCGTTTCGATCGCGGCTGTCAGCGATACCGTGCCGCCGGAGGTGTAGCCCGCCGGGATATCGGTGCTGGTCTGCGTGAGGCCGTCGATGGTCTTTGCGATCGCGCCGTTGTTGGCCATAGTGCCCTCGACCTTGCTGCCGTCGGCCAGCACGATAAATTTGCCGTCCAGCACGTCAGCCGCTCCGGCCGTGACGCCGGAAACGTCCTTGTATTTGTCCGGAATCGCGCCGACCGTGACCTTGCCGAGGACTTTGCCCTTGGTGGGCGTAATGTCCTGTGCGGCCTCGGCGGGCGTGGCGGACTTGTTTTCCAGCACGACGGATACCTTGCCCGTGCCGGAGTGCTTACCGGCGGGTACAGTATACTCCTGATTGCCTGTCGTCGCGTCCAGGACCTTTTCGACCGCGCCGTTGTCCGGCATGGTGCCAGCCTGCGTCACGCCGTCCGCGTCGATGAAGACCTTATTCGCCAGCACGTCGGCAGGCGCGGCGGTCGTCGCGGAGACGTCCTGATAGTTTTCCGGGATCGCGCCGACGGTCACGCCGGACAGGCCGTAATAGCCCTGATCTGGTGTGACGGACTGCTGCTCCTTCGTCGGCGTGACGGATTTGGCCTGCAGGTTGTAGTTGCCGCCGCCGGAGACGCCCTTGACCGTGCCGGAGCCGTTGTGATAGCCCGCGGGGATGGTGTAGGATTCGCCCTCCTTGACGTTGGCGTCAACCGCGCCCTGATTTTTGATGGCGGCGGCCTTGTCGGTCAGCGCGTCGAGTTTGTCCGTGCTCGCGGCAAGGCCGAGGCCGACGAGCCATGTGCGCAGCTTGTTCCGCGCGGTTTGCAGTCTGGTAATTTCGGTTTGTGTGCTCATAAAATCCTCTCCTTAACTCGTCGCAAGCAGCGCGTTGATGTTGCCGACCTCCGTATACACGGCGGCGGACGTTACGGGCTTGGTGTTGTCCTTTTCGACTGCGTCCGCCGTATCGACGGACAGGGTGTTCGTTTCGGCGTCCAGCTTCAATCCGGGGCCGATGTTGTAGCCTCCGCCGGAGCCGCCGCCAGCACGCACGGAAACGTTAAAGGAAACGTCGATCGGATCGCGGTTCTTGAGTTCAAATTCAATGCCGCCCATCACAACACCGCCTTTGAAAGCGCGTGCGCAACGTCGATCTGCTTGATCTCCGAGCCAATCACGTCGCCGCTCTTGAATTTCACGCGCACCTGCATCTGGCAGAGCTTCGGGAGCCGAAAGGTCTCCTGCTGGGTGAGGGGAAACAGAAACTTTCCGTCCTCGTATCCGATCTCTCCCGGATAGCTCTTTTGCAGATAAAGCAGAGAAATTTCCACCTTTTCAACGCTTGCAACGTCCAGAGGCTGCCCTTTATTCTTGATGGTAACACTAAGGTTATACGAATCTCCCTGTACCAAATGCCGCACCTCCGTTCTATGTGCCGATAATCTTGCATTCTGCCGCCGCGATTCCGCTGAGGCGAATGTCCATACTGGTGATCGTTCCGGTGATCTTCGTGCCCCACGGCGTTGTGGTCTGCACGTAATCGCCCGGGACTTCCTTGTCCATGACAATTTTGACACTGTGCGTCTGACGGCGCATATAGTAGTCAAAAACGTGCTGCGCGACGGCGGCAACGTTGTCGCTGTTGACAAGCGTAGCGTCGCGCACCTCGATAACGTTCGGCTTGGTCTGCGTGGTGGCGTTCGGATTGGCCTTGGACGTGACCGACGTCGTGTGATAGTAGGTCGTACCGCCGACCTCCACGCTCTCTCCGCTTCCGGACGTCGAATAGCTGTGTGCCGTCACGCGGATCTCCGTGACCACTGCCGCCGTTTCCACGCTGCCGCCCGTGTATGTCCGGTCAAGTGGGATCGTGGCAGGAGCGGCCGCTGTGAGCCTCCGGACGCGCACGCCCCGCGACGCGCTTGTGTCAATGGTCGCACGAAGCGCGAAAACGATCTGTTGCAGCGCTTCTCGTTTCGTGCAGTCTGGGATATAGCCGGTTACGGTCTCGTCTTTCAGTGCAGGGTCGAAGTCCAGCGTGAAGTGCGCGCCGAGAATCGAGGCTATCAGCTCCTTCGCGTTTTTGCTGCTGTAGACCGCCGCCGCGAAGGGCTCGTCGTCCAGAATGCCGAGCGCGTCCTGGCAGGATACATCATAGAGCCGTTCGCTCGACCGGGACGAGCTCTTGATGTAAAAGACGCCGATCAGCTTTGCGCCGTCGTAGGCGCTGACGGGCTGCTTCTCCTGAAAAATGAAATCGATATTATCCGAGTTGTCGAGCGTGAAATCCAGTGTGTTGATCTCCACGTCGTCGGAGATCACGCTGACGCCCTCTGTGACGTTGACGCTGCGCAGGTCTTCCCGCTCAAATTCCCGGACGATGCCGAAGAATATTTTCCGGAGCTTTGCATAGCGGTACGGCAGGCTCGTCTTTTTCAGCTCAATCACGAGCTTGTTGTAGCCCGTGACGGGCTTGGCGCAGAAATATTTCTGGCCGTCCGGCGTGAAGTCCTGCGACGCGACGGTTGTCTCGCCGTTGTACCACGTCATGGTCAGGGCGCTGCAATAGTCGCCGGTGCCACCGTCAAAATAGAGGTAAATCCCGGAGCTTGCGAACGTGCCGTCCAGCGTGATAGTCAGCGTCGGGTTCGCGTCAAAGGTGCAGTCCGCTTTGCTCGGAGCCGAAGACCAGAACGCTGCCCGCTCGGTCGTAAGGATCGGGCGAGAGCCGTCCAGTTTCCATTGGTTCAGCTCGTTCGTCGCGACGGTCACCGGCTCCGTGCCGTATGTCAGCAGGGACAGGTCGGAGAACGGCTGCGCGGCGGTGCTGCTCATGTGTGCCGCGTCAGCAGCGCCTACCGCAACGTCCTCATAAATCACTCGAACGCTCATACAGGAACCCTCTTCGGTTTCATTGCAACAAAGTTAATCGATAAGTTCTGCCATTCGCTCCTATCGCCGTATCTTGATACAAGCTCATCTTCTCCGTTTGCCACATAGGCATCAAACGTCAAAACAGATTGCGCATACGGGACAGTCAGAACGTGGCTATCGACTGGCGCGGAAATGTTCTCGTAAAACGCATCATATTCCGCAAGGTCAGACGAAACAGGATCAATCTCCAAACTGTAATTGTAAAATGTACCGATAATGTCGCGCGTCATCGCGCCGGTCATCACGCGGCCCGCGTTATCGCCGTCGAGGACGGAAAACGAACGCTTTAGGCTCACAACATGCAGATTCGGATACTCCTTGCCGTCAAGGCTCAAGATGCTTGTCATGCCTTCACCCCCGCAAGCTTCACGCCGACGCGCTGTGTTTCCTCGTTGTTAAGGTTATACACCGCGCGGCCAAGTTCTCTGTGGTCAAGCTGCATAACAACCGTGATCTGTCTGCCGCCCATGCCGCCCGTTTCGTTCATAGCCTGTTTGAACGCCTGCACCATTGTGGCAAGCGGCGTTTCGATATTCGTTCCGCTTTTCTGGTCTCCCAGCACAGCCATAAACTCCCGGTTCGGGGGAATGACCGCGCCGGAGGCGAGACGGGGGAGCGCTACGCGCGATACCGGCGTAATATTGATGCCGAAGGACTTTCCACCGATGAGTGGAACCCATTCCGGCATGTTGAATTGGATCTTATTCAGTGCTGAGATCAGAAGATTGATGCCGTCAATGATAAAATTGATTGCCCCTTCTACCGTACCGACGATGAGATTCCAGATACCTTTCAGGATATCGAGGACGCCATTCCAGGCTTTTTTCCAGTCGCCGGTGAATACGCCGGTCAGGAAGGTAATAAGGCCGCTGAGGATCTTTTTCCATGCGTTGTACTGGTCGGAGAACAGCTTTCCGATCGTTTCAAAAATCGCAGCGAGTGCCGGGTTCTTGCCCTGCAGCCATGTAATAAATGCGCTCCATGCGTCTTTGATGGAGTTTACAATCGCGTTCCACGTCTGCTTAAGCCCTGCCCAGATCTGCTTTGCACCTTCCGCTGCAAGCTTCAGGTCTCCCGTAAACACGCCCTTGAAGAACTTCCCGAATCCGTCTATGACATTTTTCAGGCCGTTGATAAGCTCTTCGCCGTGCCCCGTAAAGGATACCAGCGCAACGAGAATCGCGGCAATTCCAGCAATCATAAGAGGTATCCAGCTGCCCGTCAGTAGGCCGATTCCGATACCGGCAGCGAGCAGCCCGGCGATAATAGTCAGCGTGTTTTCCAGTGTGAATCCGTTGTTGATTACGTCCTTGATGCCAACAACGAGCATTGCAAGACCGCCTACCACAAGGGCGATGCCTGCCGCTATCGGCCCGAATGCGAGCGCAAGCCCGCCCGCGAGGGCCGCGAGCCCGGCAATCATGCCGAGAAAATTAGTCAAGTCGATACCGTTATTCCATGCGTCCAGCCAGAAATAGACAAGCGCAAACGCGCCTGCGGCCGCAAGTGCGATGCCGCCGATCTTGCTTAAGCTGTCTGTAAACATGCTGGCGATCTTCCACGCGAGCAGTCCGGCCGCGATCGCGCCGACAATGCCGAGGATGTCGTTCAGCTTATCTTCGGCAAGATCCAGATTCGAGAAATCCGGCGTGATCCCGCTCGAGTCGGCAGCGCCGCCCGCTCCGCCTCCGCCGCCGGACGCCTGATTGCTGGTGATCTGGTTGATCTCGTCAAATCCGGCCATGCTTTTGCTTGCGTCTTCTGCGGCAGCGCCCACCCCTTCAAGGGCTTCTTTTTCGGCATTCAGGCCTTTCGCCGCCGAAACCTGCGCGCCCCAGCTCTTCCCGGAAAGCATCCCGAAAAACTTTGCGATTGCCGTCACGACCTGTGCCAGAATGTTGACCAGCTTCACAAAAACCGGGATCACGACTTCAAGGATCGGCTGTGCAAGCGTCAGAAGAGCTGCTTTCAGTTGCGCGATAGATGCACGGGCCGCCTCATTCTGCATGATCGTCTCCCCGAGCCAGCTGCGCAGCTGGGAAAGGCCGCGGGACAGGACGGTAAAGATCAGCGCGCTCCTTAGTACCCCGCTTAATCTTCTTCCGAATTTGTTCATGCTCTTTTCGACGCTTGCCGATACTTCCGCCATTTTAGCCGAGGCTCCGCTTGCATTTGTGATCTGCTGCACCAGCTCTCCGGCTTTGGTCTTTGCAGCGTCAAGCGCAGCGGTCTGGTTTATCACCTTGTCGGTGATCTTTGCATATTGACTCCCGAGCTTTTCCGCCGTTTTGTTTTGCTGCACCAGCAGCTGTTCCTGCTCTTTGATCTGCGCAGCAACCTCCGCCTGCCGAGAATAAGCGTCTATGTACTCAGCTGGATTAGCCGAAGCGTTTCCGGACGTGATGCCCTTTAGGCGGTCAGCCTCCGATCGGAGCGATTTCAGCGCGTCTTCCGTCTGCTTTGCGGCCTGAAGCGCAGCGTCCAGCTCCTTTTTAAGCCCGCTCTGCGTTCCGGTATCCTCATTCAGCTTTGCTTCCATCTTGTCGATTTTCGCAGACAGCGTATCCAGCTCTTTCTGTGCCTTTTTCGCGTCCGCGTCGACGGCGATCACAATTTTCCCATCTGCCATATTTTCACCACCTTTTCGGTTGATTTTTGTCATTATTTGTGTTATCTTCCAAGTAAGGAGGGAAGAAATATGAGTGATTGCATTATCCAAATCAGCCGGGACAATTCTTTTTACGGTTCTGGCCTGACCGTCGGCGTTGCATTGGATGGCTGTGATGTCGGCACGCTGAAAAACGGTGAAGAACTTCGAGCCGTGGCCGCTCCGGGCCAGCACGAACTTTCTTTTTACCGGTATCGCCGTCTGGATAAAACCATATCCTTTACCATTGCCGAAGGGCAACAGAATGCGTTTTTTACCATCAAGATTAACGCCTCGAACCGCGTTGACGTTGTTGGCGGGCCAAAAACCAAAAAGCAGGCGAAACGCCCCAGCGGCTGCCTGACGGCTTTAATCGTATTCCTCTGTCTTTTCGTCTTTATTGGCGCGGCCTTTGCTTCCTGCGGATCGTCCTCCAAGCCGGAAAAGGTCGGAACCTCAGTTTCTTCTTCGCAGCAGCCGCCGCAGCAATCCGATTCCGGGTCTGAAACATTTGGCGTTGGGGATCAGGTCGTTCTAGACGGCGTGGCGGTCACGTTGCTCAGTGTTACCGAGAATTCCGGCCAAAATTACGTCTCGCCGGATGATGGAAAGGTCTTTGTTCTGTGCGAATTCGAGATTGAAAACAATTCATCCCGCGATATTGCGTCCAGCACCATGCTTTCATTCGAAAGCTACATTGATGGCTATACAACCAGCCTCAGCCTCACCGCGATGATGAGTTCCGACGAGCCGCAGCTTGACGGCACGATTGCCGCCGGGAAGAAAATGAAAGGTGTCGTCGGATATGAAGCGCCGCAGGATTGGAGTGAGATCGAGATTCGATTCTCTCCAAGCTTCTGGGGTAGCGAAATCGTTTTCGAGTATAAAAAATAAGTTTTTCCTGCTGCCGCCCCTTAACCGGGGCGGCTGTTTTTTGTCCCGACTCCCCATGCGGCAAGCAGGTCGGCTTCGGCCTCCGAGTATGTTGTCTTCAGATCGACGATATCCCGGTTGCGCCGGTAGAAATCCCTCTCCTGTTTGTCGAGGCTCTTCCCTCTGGCCTTTTTATCGCGGATGGAAACCACCTGTGCATACAGGCAATCTCCGATTTCTTGATAGTACGCTAGAAACGAATACCAATGCAGGTATTCCAGCGCCCTGACCTCGCAGCCCGCGATTCGGTTGATAGGCGCAATATAGAGATCAAAGTCCTGCGCCCATGACATGATCTCTGGCTGCTTTCTCTTCTCTCGATTCTCCTGCCCGTGGTCGATGAAGCGGAAGCACTGGTTCAGGGCTTCCTGATAGTCGCTGACGGGCATTTCTTCGAAGTCGGGATAGAAGATGGTCAGCGCCGCTTCCGCCTTATCCCGCTCGTCCAGTTCCCTGTCTGTCAGGGCTACGAGGATATCGAGGATTGCGCGGTAATCAGATTGGATCGCGTATTCTGTTCCGTCGACCTCAACAGAGGTCGGCATGGAATAGATCACTTTCCCCATCTATCAATATATTTCGCGAACAGGGGGCCTGCGCGTTTTCCATCTATCTGTATATTTCGCAATCCTCGGGTTGGTCTTCTTCTGCTCTGCCGCGAAGCTCGTGTCGATCTGATCGATCACGGCCAGCATGAGGTTGCACCATACTGGCAGGCCGTCGGCCAGCGCGTAGACGTTCATAGTGCCGAACAGGTCTGCGCAGACAGGCTTGGCAAACAGGCCGTCGATCATGTCCCGCATTTCCGCGTCGCGGCGGCGGGCAATGGCGAAAATCTCCTTCTTGTCCGCGCAGCGGTCAATCTCGGCCTTATACGCCTCCTGCTTCCCGTCCAGTTCGTCAAACGTGTTGAATATCTGTTCAACAAATGCGCTGTCGGTCGGGTTGAAGGAGACTTCCGCCGCGTCGTTCAGCTTGAACGATACGATACCGGTTTCAAATTTGATTTCAGGCATTTATGCAGCCTCCTTAATCCGAATCCGGCGTGAACGTGATGGTTCCATCCGAACCGCGCGCTGCGGTTCCTGTTGTCCTGTTTCCGCCGTATGTCACTTCAATGTCCGAAGCAAGAACGCCGCCGCCCTCGCCTCCGTCTGTCGTGACGAGCACCGCGCAGGCGTCATACTGCTCTGCAAACGACTTCCCTTCGGAGTCCTGCAGGTATGTGTGGATGATCAGGCATTTCTGATTTACCAGAGCGGCATGGTTCTTCTCCACGACTGCAAGATTGAGCAGATGGTTCATCACGTCGTCACCGCCTACAATCTCACTGCCGGAAAAGCTCTGTGTCATTTCTGGTGTCTGTGCGTTCGTGTACACGTGCCCCAGAATGTCCTTCTTCGTTTCCTGCCCCCAATCGTAGTTGATGGAGCTCTCCGTCACCTTGACGCCCATCGCCGACCACTTCGATGTGGTGCTGTCGCTGGTGTCCAGAGCGGTAATCAGCATTTCACGGACTGCGCTCTCGCCGTTTTTTGCCGCGATTGTGTATTTATTTGCCATAGTTAAATCACCTCATATGTCAGTTTCATTAGAATTTGATGATCCTCTGTGCCGTCCTCATACCGGGCGAACAGGGCCGCGCGGCTGGCAAGTTCCATGCGCCGGACGCGCATCCCGTCGCCCAAATCCGGCGGGTTCTGCATGGCCCAATCCCCGAAGCGGTTCAGCATGGCGTCGCATTTCAGGCGCTTGTCGTTGCTGTTTCCGGGCTTGATGCGGGCGATGATCTTGAATTGATATTCCGCCTCGTGCCCTCCGAGGATGAATTTTCGTGTGATGTACGCGCCCTGAATCGTAGACAGCGCCATACTCGCAGAATCAGCGGCGAGGAATTCGTAGTTGATCGTCGCGGCTGGCATATCGTCGTCAGAAAAGGAGTTCGCCCAGACCATCATCTTTCGGGCGATATCCTGTTCTTCCTCCGCAGATACCAGCCTTTTTTGCTTTTCAGAGTCCATTCTTCACCGCCTTGTCCGCTACACGAAGCCATTTATCAAGATTTTCAGCCTTTGACGCCTCGAACCAATGCGATTGCGCCTGATTGTGTCCTGACGTGTTGAACACAAGATTTTTGTCGGTCAGTACCTTTGTCCCGCCTTTCGGCGCGTAGGTGCTTCCGGTCTCCGGGTCTACCATGACTTTCCCGTAGTACAGGAACCTTGCGTATGGGCCGGGATAGATAATCGCATTCCCTTCCACCTGTGTTCTGCGGTCGAGGGAACCGGTCAAGAATGGCACATACGGGGCTGTGTCCTTTCTTGCCTGAAGTGCGACAATATGCTCCGCTTTGGTACACGCCTGTGCGATTGCCTCATGCAATTCATCAAAGCCGTCTGCCTTTACGCTGAATTTCAGCATATTAGGCCCCTCCGACTTCGAAGTGTCTCATGTCCTGGCTTCCGAAGTCCTTCATATCGACCTTTGTGACCTTGTAAACGTCGTCATAGAGCATTTCAAGCGCCTGCTCGGTCTTGTCCGGCTCCACGACTTCACCCTTGATAAAAAATGTCGTTCCGCCGTTGCCGTCCGTGGAGAGCGTCCAGATTCCGCTTTTATCGGCTGCCCGCCAGAATTCCTGCGGGCCGACGTATCGCTTTTCTGTGCCTGCCACGCCGTCTACGGCGGGCGTAGAGAACGGGATGTAAAGATTCACCGCATCCGCGCCCTCAAGCCCGCTCTGGCGGACGTTGGCCGCCTTGGAGGCTTCCAGCAGAACGCCGCGCAGGACTGTGATATAGGTCTTCTCCACATCCTTGAACGTCGCCGGGTCTGTCTCCTGCGAGACGTTGTAGATGGTTACGGTGTGGGGGAACATGGACATGGCCCATACCCCCTTGCTTTGAGTAATCCGGTCGGTCCGAGGTACGCCAGCACGATCTCCCGGCGGCGCGTCTCTGTCCGCTGCATATCTGCCTGCGACAGATTGCGTGAGCCAAAGCTGCGCGACCAGCCGCCTACCGTCTCACTCGATACCGGCCTGTCAGTCGTGTAGACGAGGCTGTCCAGCTTCCCGGCGTCCTGCTCCAGCTCGGCCAGCGCGCAGACGCAGTTCTGGACTGCTTCGAGCTTATCCCCGGCGGCGGAGCGCGCGCGGCTCATGGTGATGTAATCGACATAAGCCGACGCTTTGCGGGCGAGGCCGCAGAACCGCTCTTCGTCCAGCGCCGTCCCGCGGTACACGGTCGCGTAAAACTCATAATCGGCGTAGATCATGCTGCACCCTCCTTCCGGTCAGCCTCCGCACCCGTCACACAGGCGCGGAGGCTTGATTTTACTTGCTTACGTCTGCGCCGATGAACAGGCCGTAAGGATCAGGTACGACCGGGATAAACAGGCCGCTTGCCTTCGTCCAGGTGGTCTTCGGGTCTGGCGTTTCCCACTGGGTAATGGTGATATACTGCTGCGCGCTCTTGTCGGTGTACGGACCATAGCCCTTTTCTTCCGGCGTCACGCCCCACAGGCCAACGCCGAAGGAATTGGCCGTACCATTGGACAGGAATGCAACCTTGTCCTCCGGGAAGAATCGATGCGTCTTTTCCGCGCCGTTTGCGGCCTGCGCCTTATAGCGCTGGTCGTTGGTCGTGATCTGGCCGAAGCCGAACAGCTCGGTAAAGAGGCTGCGCAGCTTCTCGGTGGTGACGTATGTACCAGCGCCGACCGTACCGTATACGAGGGTCTGAATGCCCTTGTTGGACGCGAGTTTGCGCAGGATCTTCGTACCGACGACCATTTCGCTCAGGGCGTGGCCGGAGGCCGCCGCCTGATCCGCGATGGCCTGAAGCTGGCCGACGATATCAGCATCTGCGCCGAAGTCGATCTTGAAGCCGGTGTTTGCGGACGGAACGCCGTAATCGACGGTCATGTTGAGATTGTTTTCCTTGATGGTCATCTTGCCGGTCGCGATGACTTCCATCTTTGCAACTTCGGTTCTGACCTTGACCGCATCGGCCATCAGGCGCATATCGTCGAAGACATAGCTCACGATTGCGTTGTCGGCATATACGCCGTTTTCGTTGAGCAGCTGCACCCGCTCGGACTGGTTGATCTTGCGCTTGATAAACAGCTTCTCAACCTCTGTCTTTTCGAGCGCGGGGCGCGTGGCGATCTCGGCCTCGGTGTCAAAGGCGTGGACGGTCGCCATCGTGGGGATCTGTGCGCCGTTTGCGAGGCGCAGGTACTCGGCCTTGAGGCTTTCGGTCTTCTGGTCCGGGAACAGCCGGTCGCCGAGGTACGCCGGGCGTGCGACGGAAATGTTCTGCGAGAAATCCAGACGGTCAGCGTCGGAAATCAGTTCAAGAATGTCAGGCATGGTGTTTTTCCTCCTTCTTTAGGCCGTAGTCCACACGGGGTACAGGGTCACATTGCCGGTCATTTCGACCTTGGAAACAGCTTCGCCGCCCTTAGACGTGCTCCAGCCGGTCTGGGTGTTGCCGCTCTTGGTCAGCGGATATTCGGTCGAGACGTCGGCATAGGAGCCCTCTGTGTAGACGTTCTCGTCGACGGGCGGCGTGCCGCTGCCGTCGTTTTTGTCGTAGGTCACGGTATATCCGCGCGTGATCTCCGGCGCGTCAACAAATGTGAAGCCCTTGCCGGACAGCGCGGTCTTTGCTGCGGAGGCCAGCGACAGGCGGTCTGCCAGCACACGGCCCGCGACCATCACGGAGCCGGGCATATTGCCGTCCGTCACATCGATATCCTCAAACACGATGCCGACGGCGTTCGAGTTGTCGGACGGGAACGGCGTACCGGCCTTTACGATCTTGTACTTGCCGTCCTGCACGCCCATCGACGCGGGGATTTCACGGGTTTTCAGTACGAGGCCGACTTCGCTTTCGAGGAAATTCGGCCTGACTTCTGCTTTTGTGTTTACAACGATAGACATTTTTCAAATCACTCCTTGTTTGGTGTCTGCGCAAACTGCGCGTTGAACTGCTGCGCGTACATTGCGCCCTTGCTCTTTGCCGCCGGTGCGCCGCCCTGGCCGACGGGCTTGACGAATGTGGGCGTGGGCTTATCTGCCTGAAACGCAGTCGGATCTGCTTCGAGCTGAGCCTTGTGCCACTCGTCAAAGCCGGTCAGCTCGCCGTCTTTCAGTTCAAGGTGTTTCTCCTTGAGGTCTGCAAGGTAAGCTTTCTCGGCGGCCTTGGAGGAAAACTTGACGCCCTTTGCCGTGATCGCGCGGTTCATGGCGTCGGCGTAGTCCCGGCTTGCCAGCTGCGCCTTGTAATCTTCGGTTTCCTTGGTGTACCGGCCCTGAAGGTCTTCGAGCTGCTTGCGAACGCTCTCAGCGTCCCAGCTGGACTTCCTCAGGTCTTCGATGTCCTTGTTGCGGTCGGCCAGTTGCTTTTCCACGGCCTCTTTGTCTGCCTTTGCGTCCTCTGCGGCCTTTTTGTGCTTCTCAATGTCCTTGCCGTTCATGACAAAAACCTTGTCCGCCTGCTCTTCTGTCAGGCCAATGCTCAGCAATTCTTCTTTTTTCATGGTTTCTCCTTACGGGATAGGCTTTTTAGGTCGTCGCCATGACCTCCCGCCTGCACTTTTAGGCTTGCAGATAGCCAATTTTTTGTATAAACCCCGCTCATGCGGTTTTTACCGAAACAAAAAGAGCCAACCACTAAGAAAATCTCAGTAGTTGGCTCATCGTGCCATTCCGCGCACTCGATTGTGCTGCGGTATCTGTATTACTTTTTCAGCTCTTCCGCCTTGATGATCTGCGCCTTGACTGTTCCGTCCTTCATGCGCTTCAGCTGAACGCGGAACCCGGCGGCAAGCGCCCGCTCAATGGCGGCTTTCAGTTTTTCGTCAATCATATAACACCTTCATTCTCTCTGGCTGCTCTGGCAGCCCTGCGGCCTTGCTAAAATCATGGTATTTCGTGTTCAGGCGGCGCAGCTTGGCTGCTGCGGCAGTCTCTTTGTCCTTTAGACCAGCGGCTTTATAGGCGTTTTTCAGCTTCTTTTGGTTTCTGATTGCCCGCTCAAGCCTGCGCTGCATCTGGGTCGCTTCGTATGCAGTATATTTCTTCCCGTCAAACTCGCAGCCGAGGCCGTCGTCGATGTGCTCCAGCTGCTCCTCGGAATAGGTAGGCTCCATGATTCCGGGGAGAAATGCGTGTTTGTAGTGACGGCAGTTCGCGCCAGTCAGGCCGTCTACATAGCCATAGCCGGTCGTCTCCACAAGATCCTTGTACTGTCCAAGCGGGTCAGGCTCTCCGTTTTCGCTTTTATAATAAATCCCCCCTTGCCAATCCTTGTGGCTCGACCACGGGGACGGGCCGGGCTTGTCTCGCGCTCCGGAATGCGCCGTTACCTCAAAGTACCGGGTATCCAGATATTCCGCCGACTGGTCGGAATACTTGTCGCAGATTTGAGCTACACCTGTCATAACGGCCCTGCGGGCGGCCACGTCGATTTGATCTGTGTGCCCGCTCTCATAGTCCACAACTTTGATTCCGCTCTCGGCCAGCTGCTTAACGGCGTTGGCGATTGCCTGATTGTATCCGATCGCCCCGCTCTGAATTTGCAGCGTTGACGAATTTAGGGCCCACTGATATGCTTGCGCAGGCGGAAGCATTCTCTGGCCATTGTCCACTAAAAACCCCAAAGATTGCGTCAGATTTCGGAATTCTCCGAGCGTCTGCCTGCGGATCGCGTCGATATCGGAGGCGTCTACCAGCCGGTCAGGCTTCGTCACATCGGCCAGCGTAATAAGGTCGTTGTAATATCGCCGGTTGCGCTCCACAACATCGTCGAGCAGCTTGTTCAGTTTTTCTTCGCTGACGTCCGCTGTCTTCTGGATGGCCCTTTTGATCTTCTTGAGATCAATGCCGTGCGACCGCAGCGCCCGGATATCCTGCACTGTGACTTCGCTCAGCTGATCCGCAATTTTAAGCCGGGAACAAACCTCATCCAGCAACGTATCTTCCAGCGTCCGGAACAGCTCTGCAAGCTCTTCCGGGATGGCGTCTAATAGTTCTGGGCTAAAAAGGGTACTTCATCCGCTCACCGCCCTTCTCCGTTTCACAATATCGTCGTAATGCGGCTTTACCCATATCACGTTCCAGTCGCATTCTTCCGGCACTCTGCCGTAGAAGATCACCCATTCCGGGGATAGCCGTTTCATCATTTCTTCGTAGCCGCGCAGGAACAGGCGCTTGCTTTCAGCGTTTGCCTGCGTTCCCACCGAGGAAACCGCCACAACACCACCGACAGGTTCCCCGTCAAAGCACCAGTCATAGCTGCTCTCATCGCTCCATGAGATTGTCGGATAAACCGCCATTCCGTGGAGCTGCCAGTATGCCGCAAGCCAGTGTTTACGATAGTGATTGTATATCTGCATTGCAAGCGGCATATCTGTGTATGTGGAAAAATCAGGCGCGCATACCGCTGCAAACTGCAACAGCTTCGGAATGTACTTGTCCGGTGTGTTCCAGTGGCGGATAAACTGATAATCGTCCACGAAGAAATGCACGATCTTTCTTGCAGGTTCTTTCTCCGCATAGTGATAATTTACCGGGATAAATTCGCCGTGCGGATATATCTTAATTGGCTCGATCTGAGGAATTCCGTACTTCCCGACACCGGGAAATGCAAATTTATCGAGATTCTCAAAATTAATCATTTCTTCCCGTGGACAGCTATATTAAATGCTTTTTTCTGCCACTCTGGAGCTTCCTTTTTCATCGCCCCGCCCTTGCTTGCAATCTTCCTGTAACGATCATACACAACTCGCGCATAGAACGCTTTTTGTTTCTTTCCCTCTTTGCTATCTGCCTTTATGCCCGTTTTGTACCCATCCAACAGCTGCTGGTAAAAGCTATCCGGCATGATTTTGGCTATCTCATATATTCGTGGGTTTATAGCTATTTCGATTGTTTTATTTTGGGAATCATAAGAATAATATACCTTGTGCGATTCTTTCTCGTATACATCCTTGTATTCCGAATACGGCACCCTAATTCTTTGCTCCGTAGGGATAATTGCGCTGGAGTTTGCAGTCCCTCCGCCTCCACCGGCTCTTCCTCCCCCCGCGCCAGTTCCGCCTCTACCGCCCATCACTCTACCTCCTGTTGCTGTTCAGTTACCATGTCCTGTGCCCGCGGAAGCATTGCCTTTGCAGTCGCTTCGTCCTCGCCGTACCACTTTGCGCGGTATTCCCAGTGGTTCAGAATTCCATCAGCGAGGTCAAGCCGGTCGTTTGCCCGCTCTTGTTCCTTCTTCTCAGCGTCGTCAAGGACGGAATCGCCCCAACTGTAATCGGCGTTGTACGTCCCGGCAGGCGCGAGGTTATAGAGTGTTGCGTATGTATCGAGCGCATAGAGCAGGCTGTCAAACGTGTGCTCAAGCGCCGTCTGGATGCTGTCGATCAGCACATATTTGCGCTGCTTGCTGTTGCGGATCTCCGTCGCCGTCTTCTCGATGGTCTGCGGGTCGGAAATATCTCCATAAGCCAATCCGACGTTGAACTCGATACGGCGAAGCGTATTCTGGAAACCTCGGTAGATTGCTTCGTCGCGGATCTGCGGCTCGATGTACTGAAAGAATTCGCCGCTAGGGGAGAACGGTCCTAGTTCAAACATACGCTTGTTGAACATATCCGCAGTCGAGCTCGTGCCATCCATCAGGACTTTGCGCTCGCTGGAGCGATATTCCCAGCGCAGGCGCTCCCACTGCTCATCGGCCTGCTTGATCAGCTGCACAGTCGCTGCGTCTCCGTATACGGACATTCCGCATGGGCTGTTTGCGTCCGCAGTGTTGGACGCAGGCGGGCGGAAGTACGCGAAGAGCGGCCCGCTCATATCCTGAATCGCGATCTCCGGCTGAATGTCCGCCCATTCCGGGACGGCGTTCAGGGGCGCTTCTGCGCCGACTGTGCCGGAAGCGTCGCTGTAATACGCTTTATTGCGGATCGTGTATGTCGTGCCGTCCAGCTCGTGCGATTCGAGGCGGATATAATATTTCCCGCCCACCTTCGCGGGCTTATCCCGGAAGACGCCGCCGATGCAGCGCCCGGCAGGATCAAATTTCGTCGGCTGGAATGCTGCCGCGCCGGTCACGTCGACCAGCAGCTGCTCGCCGTAGATATACGGCTTAAATGCCACACCGCCGAGCGCAAGTCCCAGCTCTAAGGCGCTGTGGAAATTCTCTTCCGCCCGCTCAAAGCACTCTTTCAGATAATCCGCCCGGGCGCTGCCGGTGATGTTGGCCGTCAGCTCGGCCAGCGTTGGTCGTGCAATCTCCCGGCAGATCGCTGCCGGAATCCCGACAGCAATGACATCGCACGTCTGCCAGGGTGGATTTCCAATAAACATCGCGTACCAGAGGCTTATATTCTGCTCCATCTTCGGGCTGACTGCCGGAGATACGCCGAATTCCCGCTCGGCCACCGCCTGCGGGAAAAGCATATTCCGGAACCACCCTCGAATGTTTGTCAAAAGGCTCATTTCTTGATTTCTCTCCTCAAAACGGTCATACAGAAATAGCGAATCGCGTCCATGCAATGGTCGTTTTCTTTTATCACGCGGTCTTCTCCTGCGTCCTTGTCCCAGCTATAAAGGCCAAATTCTCGAAACGCATTTTTGCATCTCTCGTGAAATTTGATGATTCCGCTTTTGATGCAGGCCCCCGTGAATCGAATGCCGTCCAGCACGGCGTTGTTTGCTTTCCATACAGAAAACTTTCCGTGCCGCCTGATGCACTCGGCAAAGGACGCTGCCGATGGGTCGAGCACGACACGCTCAATGCGGTATCCGTCCGCGAATGCCTCTAAATCCTGATAATATTCTTCGTCAGTCTTCTGCCGCCCGCTCTCGCGCCCGCTGTGGTAATATTCTTTCTCCATAACGGCCTTGCCGCCATATTCCCGCCACAATGCAAAGACGGTAGGGTTCTGTGTGCCGTAGTCCGATGAGATCCAGTACCGCCCCGGCCCGCCCCGCTCACTCGTGATGTTTCTGGCCCGATCAAACATCGGATAAACCAGCCCCTCGGCTATTCTCCAGAGGCCGAGAATGTAGCGGTCGTAATAAACCGTCCCTTCGTATTCTTTTTTCAGATTTTCTTTAAAAGATTCCGGCAGGAACGGATTGTCGTCTATCGTGTATGTCTGGCTGAAAATGTCCGCGTTGCTATCGAGGAATTTTTTCAGCCAGTGGTCAGGATATTGCGGATTGAACGTCCCATCAAAACAGGAGTATTCCTTATCAAGACGGCTTTTTAGCAGCGCGAAGACTTCTTCCGACCAGTCCGCGACCTCGTCGCCGTAGCAATATTTAATCGACGCGCCGCGGATCTTTGAAACCTGAGAAACCTTTTCCGCACCGAGGCAATAGCACTTTTCCCCGAAAATCCACGCTGTGTTGTCGCTGGAGATTGTTCCGACAAGCATATCGCCATACAGGTTCCGCATCGGCTCCAGCACATTTCGCTCAATCGTGGATTTTGTTACGCCGAGAATGACGGCCAGACCATCTTTCCCGATTCGCTCACGAATCCGGATCGGTATGATCCATCGAAAATCGAGGTAAGTCTTCCCGCTTCTGGTGGCTCCGCCCTTGAAGTTCCATCGATGCGTCCCGTATTTTACAAATTCACGTTGTTTCGGACTTAACAGCATCTTGGAACTCCTTCAGCATCGAGTCAAGCTTCTCCATTGTCGTCCTGTTGCGGTCGGAAGCTGCCGCGTATCGCTTCATGAGGCTGTCACCGGCTTTCAGCCGGTCGGATAGCGATGCGTCCATGCCGAACTGATCTTTGACCTCCCCGCGCATGACCGCAGTGTAAAATTTCAGAATTTCGTTTGAATCCGCGACCTGCGCAGCCTCTTGTTCGTCCAGCCTGCGCTTTATATACGCAGAAATAGCTGGTTTTGATAGGTTTTCTGCCGCAATCACTCTGCATGATGTTTCTTTGTACCCGGCCTTTTTCGCTGCTTCTGTCGCGTTCCCGGATTTCAGATATTCTTCGCAGAATCGTCTCTGCTTCGGCGTAAGCTTTTCATCCGCCATCGCTGTAAAGTCCAGCCAGCAGTTTCACCACATCCGCAATCTGGTACGTTTCCAGCAAAGTGACGTTCTTCGGCTTTTCATCAGGTCGATATTCGTAAACCATGTATTTCGTCACCATCCTGTCATTTTTCGCGGAATAGGTCTGCATTTGATTGATTTTTATTTTGATTCCGTTGTACAAGAGCGCTGTTTGCAGCTTGTGTGCAAGGGCGCGCAAACTCGCCATAGCCGCTCCTTTCTGCCTCATTCTTTCGTTCTCGTGTCTCCGTGTGTGAATAAATATATTTATTCACACCGGAGAACACGAGAACAGGAGGAGGAGGTTTCCGCAGAACGCTGCGGTGCCGATGAAGAAGGGCGTAGAGTTGATCTCTACGCCCTTATAGTAAATGTTAAATTTGGCTCTGGGACGCAGACTTTTTCATAAAAGCCCTCTTTTTTGCCCCACAAGGCGAATAAATTGCCTGTGCCACTCCTGCGCAGTGCGTTCGGACACATAAACCGCCATCGCAGCGCCCTGTAAGGTGTGCGTCCGCTTCCAAAGAACCAAGTCTATGAGCCGGAGTCGCTCCGCGCCGTCAACGAGCTGTTCCGTCTCCGCGATTGCATCCGCAACGGCAGCGCGCTCGGCCTTCGTCATCAGCCCGCCGCCCTTATAGCTGCGGATCATCCATTTTGCATAGGCCCACCAGCCGTATCGCGGCGTGCTCATTTGAAAACTCCCGCGTCTTCATCGTCGTACTTTGCACCCTTAATCTGTTCCATCGTCTACGCCCTCCATCATGGCCTTGATTTCTGCTGCATTTGCCTTAATAATGTCCAGCACGATCTCGCTCTGGATATGGTGGGCAAACACGGCCTTGTCCTGTGCGTCCGCATTGTAGTAGCCCGTAAGCGTATTGCCCGCTTCCGTTTTTGCCACAATCGCGATTGCAAGCGGCTTGGATTTATAGAGCGCTTGCAACGCCTTTTCCAGCCACGCCGCATATTCCTGCTCTGTGATCCCGCCCATCAGTAATGTTGCCTCCCTTCGCGCTTTGCGCGGTTCGCATCGTGCAGCGTCCGCATACAGCCCCTTGTTGTTGCATATCTCGCTGCGTCCTTCGATTGCTCCTGCTTGTATCTGTCCGCCTCCCGGCGGAATGCTATGTATCGGGTGCAGTCCGTGTGACAGCCGGTGTGCCTGTCCGCGCAGCCCTTACACGGGGCCTGCACCGGTGTAAGCCCTAGATTTCCTTGCATTCGTCCACCCTCACACATACGCGCTTGCCGTTTACCGCAACGACGTAGCCAGTCCGATTTGTCGCGTACTTGTACTTCTCGGCGGGATACACCCGCCCGCAGACGGGCCGCATTTCCGGGTATACCGGGATCGAGCACGTAATCAGGATCCGCACGCGCTCCGCCCGGCCCATCACAGCTTCCCCATGTGCCGCCCAGGCGCACGCCTCGCTGCAAAAATTGTATTTTGCCTTGTACTTCGATGGTGCGCGCATAAACGTTTTCCCACAGGCATCGCACGTCAGCTGCATCGGCGGCCTTGGCGGCTTGCGCTGCGTCTTGCTCATAGCTTTATCCCCTTTATGTACTTGTCGAAGTACGTCACGGCGACAGCCATCGCCGCCCACATATCCGCCGAGAAGCCGTAGAAGAAGCCGGGGTTCTTCTTTGTGCCCTTGCCGAAGTTCGGCTGGCCGGGCGCATAGCGGTCGACGAGGGCTTGTCTGATGTTCACATCCTTCGCCGACGCTCTGCCGCAAAGGTAAAGCTTCTCTTCACGGCGGAAGATCTTCTGCATTGGTCGCGGCTCTCCGTGGCTGTCTACATACTCCCAAAAACGCCCAATCCAAAAGCAGGTATCAAATACTTCTGCACCTACCGGCATTCCCATACCGGCAACCATTTCAATTGCAAAATGATCATAAAAGTCATATGGCGTAACAATCACGCCAAACATATCTTCGTTCGATTTCTTCCCGACTTTCAGCACGCGGCGGATCTCTTCGCCGTCGTGTTCTACCACGACGTAGCCGCTCTGAGTGTTTCCAGGGTCAATCGCCAGAATTGTGCCCATCAGGTCACCTCCTTTGTTCAAAGTCTTCGCATTCCTCTCCGGAAAAGTACCTCCGTTCCAACTCCTTCTCCGAGAACCGTTCGGCCTTGTGTTTCAAGCACCGATACGGATAAACGTAGTTCTTTCTGTATTCCAGATTCTTGCAAGTCAAGCAGCAATCCTGCATCAGCTCTCCTCCTTTCGCGCTTCCACGAGCAAACCGCAGCCCGCTCATTCGGGCACGCCTCTACTGCAAAAATCGTCCGGTGCAATCTCCATATCGCTGATGTCGCAGATGAGAAAACCGTTAGCGTTAATCGTCGCGTTAACAAGATGCTTGCAGTCCCTGCACCGCACCACGATCACGGCATCGTCTACGGTCGGCACCCTGTCAATCAGCGTGCATGTATTGTCGTCTTGAAGGTCCGAACAGCACCCGCAGTCTCCCACGCATTGCTCTTTATTCAGCTTTTTGGCTTCGTCGGCGTCAATCAGTCGCATCGCCGTTCCCTCCATCCATCTTCGCCCCGCAGTTGGGGCAGTATGAGAAACTGCTCGCAATTGGCGCACCTTTCGTGATTCTGTAGCCCTTATTGCAGCCTGTGCAATACCAGTTTGAACGTACCCGTTCCCATCTTGCGTGCACCACCTCCGCAACGTCGGCGGCGGGCTGACGCAGCAGGAGTGTTTTTACCCGCTGCGGTGTCCAGTTCGGATTTTCCGCGTTGCAGGATTCAAAGTCTTTCAGCGCCTCGGTTCTGCTGATAAATTCTTCAGTCGCAACGTTTTCCATCGTCAAGCTCCTTCCATGTGTGATACAGTGCCCATGCCAGCGGGTCACGGACGAACGGCATCTTTTTTGCTTCCGCGTATTTCTTGTCGAGGATGCTCATGGCCTTCTTCCACGCGCGATCTTCGGCGGGGAAGCATACCCTTTCCAGTCTGTCGATGTCCCCGACGTGCAAGCGAGCAGTCCCGCGCTCGTCAAAGAGCGCGTAGACGTCCTTGTCTTTGATGTAACCAATCATTTCAAAGTTCCCCCTCTGGGCTGTTGCCATCTACTGTTTCAAGTATTGCTTCTCCGCCGCAGAACGGGCACGGTTTCAGTTCAGCCATCCTTCTTGCCATCCATTTCAGCCATCACCTCTTCACCCATCCTCTCACCAGATATCCAAGCCAAAACCCTACAAAAAGAATGTGGAGTATCTGTAACCAATGTACCTCAACCATCTTTCCTCTCCTCCATTCTTGCCCGCAGCAACTTCGCGTACAGTTTGATCGTCAGCGTATCCTCTACCACACCGGCGTTTGTCTTCCAGCGCGGCTTTGCCGTCAGCCCCCAGTTTGCATGGTTCCGGCTCGTGCCGATGGACATGAGGATCTTTCTTGCGCGTTTTCTGGTCATGCCTTGCCCTCCATTTTCCGCAAAGCCTTTTCGGCCTCCTCGCGGGTGAGAAATACGGTCTTGCCAAATCCGTTTAGCGCTACGCCATACTCCCGCCCTCTGGCGCCTATTGGCTCAAGGCCAATAAAGCCGATTTCATTGCCCATACCAATCCGCTTGACCTCGCACTCGCTTATATGCTTATCCGTGTCCATCAAGGCGAACACCCGCTGGCCCACCTTGCACGGCAGCACCACCACGCGCCCGTCCTTGTCGGCCTCGGCAAGTTCGCAGAGGCGTGTATAATTGCAAAGGCTTTCCAAATCTGCAAGGCGCATGAGTTTCAAAGCAATCTCGTCTGCCTTATCTTTCGGCAGGACTTCCTCTGGCATCAGCCTCGTGTCCTCGTAGGCCGCAAGGCGTAGAAACCGCTCCTCTGGGATATTCCGAGGATACCCGTTTGCAAGGCGGCGCTCGTACTCTTCTCGCTGCGCGTCAGCTTCGCGTTTATTTGTCAATCGTTCCATGTTTCTTCCTCCACATAGCACCAGCTTTGTGGTGCTTTAGTAATCGCCGCTGGAATTATGCAATTTTCATCATAGATACAGGCTGTGCTTTCGTACCCACTTTTGTTGCATGATTTGCATTTTTTCCAAGTGTGAAATTCTATCAGTTCCTTCGGCGTATCGTAAATCTTGAGGTTGGATATGTGCCAGCCGTACAATCCATTTGCGCCGTTTGCGTATTTTCGCATTTCCGCAGCAGACAAACACGTGTGTAAAACATCATCCTCGTCCAGCCAAAACCTGCTGTTTGAAAAAAGGTTCGTTACTCTGTTGCAGGTAAACTCCCCGATGACCTTGCCGCCGCCGTAAAACTGTGGCCTTGGATAGTCCGTCGCAATGAAGTCCTCGTGCGGATATTTTGGCAGCGTGCAGTAGATATAGCACTTAAACTGCGGAATGAGTTTTGGTCGCGTCTTGCGCACCTCAATCGTTTTCTCTCCGCTTATGATCTTCTCGCACCACTTCGGTCTGATGCTGATTAAAACAGCTATCATGCCTTTTCTCCTTCCTCCGATTCTTCCGGCAAGCCGCGCCATTCCCAGCAGCTGGAATCGCAGCACCCGGCGCATGGGCATCCTTCCTTCATGCAGTTCATACAGTCAAAAATAATATCACCGTCCGCACCGTCAAATTCGCAAAAATCGTTATGCTTGCAGTCCATGCAGTCATGCCGCTCTTTTATTTGCTCGATCAGCGCGTCCCTCTCGGCTTCTGCCTCCGCCTGCTTTCTCTGGGCGAGGGCAATCACCCTGTCCTTCCACTCAAGTTCTCTTCTGAGCCTTTTTATCTCGTCCGATTGCCCATCTGTCACCGCGCGCAGAAATTCAATGGATTTTTCATATGCTATTTTCTGCGGGCGTTTTACTTTCCCAAGACTCGCGCCTTCGCGGAGCGCCACATTCTCGGCGGTCAGGCGCTCGATGAGGTCAGCTGCATCCGTTCTGAGCCTGTCGGCATCACACCCGAACCACTTCCGGAAATATCCGCACTTCAGGCAATCTCTGTCCGTTGCACTGCATACCGTAGATATGCACTGCAGCGCCTTCACGATCTCTTTTTCAGTCATAGGGTTTCTTCCTCCATTCCTTCAAGAACCATTTGTCCCGGCAAAACGCCGTCCTCCATGGTTCGTTCTAAGTCCATCGGTCCAGCTCCTCCATCAATGCCTTAAAAATCGGGTATGCCTGCTGCGGCACTACAGCGTTTCCGAGGCATTTAAGTCTGTCCACCCTGGCGGGAATCCCATGAGCCACTCTACCCACATCGGGTTCAGCTGCCCAGCAACGTCCGTCCGCAAGCTCCTGTGATTGTCCCCACCGTGCGTCCCCTGCGCATCCGCTGCACATGGTGCCGTAAACAGCTTCATTGCCACTCTCTGCGTCAGATTGCATTTGCCCGGATCTTTCTGCCGGCTTGGCGGCACAGATTGCAGCGTGTCTTTGTATTCGTTCGCACGCGGCGTCGGCCACAGCCCTTTCGTCCGGGCTAACACGTGCTCCCGCAGATTGCTCACCCCCCCATGTACGCCCTGATTGCTCGTAAATGTCGTTTCCCCGGCTGCGAGCAGGTTGATCCTCTTTTCTGATGCTATCGTGCAGCCTACTGTCGTCGGTGTCGGCCACATTTGCGATTCCGACGAAGAATACCCTTGACCGTCTGTGCCAAGCTCCGACAGCCGCAGCCTCAAAATTAAACACGACGACGTGATAGCCAGCACGCTCCAGATCCTTGACCACCTGCCCGGCGGCAATCTTGATGATTCCAGGAACGTTCTCACCGACAACGCAACGCGGGCGCAGCTCGGTGATAACTCGGAGCATCTCCGGCCAGAGGTATCGATCATCCCCTTTGCCCTTTTGCTTTCCAGCCACGGAGAAGGGCTGGCACGGGAATCCGCCGGAAATAACGTCAACTGTTCGTAGGCCTGTCCGCTCATAAAAACTCTCCTTTGTCAGCGTCCGGACATCACGCCAGCGCGGCACGTCCGGCCAGTGCTTTTCCAGCACCTTCATCGGGTAGTCGGCAAACTCACACTGCCCGACGGTCGTAAATCCGGCCCACTCGGCAGCCAGATCAAGCCCGCCGATCCCGGAAAACAGGCTCAGATGCGTCAGCATTTTGTTTCCTTCGCCGTCGGCGTCAACTTGGCCAGCATGATCTGGCCGAGATCCGCCACGTATATTAGCCGCCCGCGGCTGTACACCATCAGCTTGTCGCCCTGGATCTCCATCCGGTCTGCCTCGATGTTCGTCAGATCGTTGCAGCAATCGCAAACAAATCTCATGTCTTGTCCTCCTTGTCCTCCTTGTTTTCCGCAAGCATTCGCTCGACCGCCTCCAGCTGGATCGCATCAAGTTCGTCCCCGTGGCGCTGCACGCCTTGCTGCAATCGGGCAGCGCCCTTTGACACCGGCCCCATCACCCTGTCCACAGCTGCACGTTCCAGCGGGTTCAGCTCGTCATGGTGTCCCTGCGCGCCGTAGCCGGGCTTTGCAGCGCGGCCGAGCGCCGCAGGGCGTGTGCTGGCCTCTTTCAGCCAGTCAAACACGATCCCCTTGTAATTTGCGGCCATAGAGCGGGTTATCACGTCGATCATGGCTTCCTCGCCGTATTCCTCCGCAGCCTTTGTGATCTGCGTAACAAGGCTTTGCAGTCCAACAGGCTTATACTCTTCCCGTCGTTCTCCCTTGTACGTCACCCATTTTTCAACTGCTTCGCGCAGCGTGGGGGGCAGGGGGGAAAGAATACTGTCCTTGTCCTTTTCCTTTGTCCTTTTCCTTTGTCCATAGCTTTTTTTGCTTTCCTCGGAAAGCATTTGCTTTTTTTGCTTTTCGTTGCTTTCGTCAAAAGCATTTGCTTTTTCGGATTCAGGCCGACCGCCCTGCTTTCCTGCCTCACTTCTGGACGCGGAGACGGCTTTCTGTGCCGCAACGGATTCGTCAATGTCCCGTCGAATCGCAGGCCAAATGAAACGTTCACTCCCGCTGAACTCTGGCTCTGCTCCCGACTCGCGATAATCCATCGCAGCCAGCACCAAGCGCCCCACCTCAGCAGCACTGTACGCCTCGAAATAGCTCCTGTAACTCAGCCACAGCTTGACGTATTCCTTTTTATCTCCCATCCGTCAGCCCTCAGAACGGAAGCTCGTTTTCGTCGCCGATCTCCATCTGCGGCATATCCGGCGCAGAGAACGGAACCGGCGTTGTGCTCGGCAGCGGATTGAACTCCGAAGAGGCCGGTGCAGCGGCAGAAGCATTCTGCCCGTCCCGCTTGCTGTCGCCGAAATAAACGCTTTCTGCGACGATCTCTGCCGTTTTGCGCTTGTTTCCGTTCTTATCTTCCCAGTTGCGGATCTGCAACCGGCCAGAAACAACAGCCATGCGGCCCTTGGAGAAATACTTGCTGACGAACTCAGCCGTGCCGCGCCATGCGACGATATCCACGAAGTCCGTTTCCTTCTCCGCGCCCTGCACCGCGAAATCGCGGTCGCAGGCAAGCGTGAAGGACGCAACAGAATTTCCGCTTTGCGTTTGCCGAAGCTCCGGGTCACGGGTTAGGCGACCCATCAGGACGATTTTATTCAACATTTGCGTTGCCCTCCATGACCTCACCTGTAGTCTGGTCAACAGGCATATTGTCTACCATTTCCGCATCTGCGACAACAGTAGGAACACTGAACATATCGTCGCTGATCTCCGTCTTGACCGTGCTGTCCTGCGCGATCTGCCGAACAAATTCAGACTTCATCGGCGCGTATTTCAGAACCTTTTTCAGGACAGTCTTCTTCGCCATTTCCTCAAAATTGGTCTGCCACGGGCCGGAACCGTATGCCTTGCTGTACTTCTGCGCATGGGCGCGAACATCGTCCAGCGTCATGATCTCGAATCCGTAGCCGCCGTCCTTTGTTTTGAACATCGCCCAGACGTTCACCGGGTCGCCGCGATCTCCGTTCAGCTTCGGGATAAATTTCAGGCTGCATTCTGTGCCATACTCGGCAATCAGCGTATCGTTTGCGTGTCCGACCTGCGCCTGGATCGTCTGGATCTCGCCGGAGCGGTATGCAAGGTCGATCATGCCTTTGTATCCAAGTTGGAACTGACATTCCAGACGGTTCTGCTTCCCGTTCCAATACGGGATCAAGTATGCCTGCCCAAGCGGCGTGTTCGGCTCCAGGCCAAGCTGCGCGGCGGTCATCATCGCGCCGAGGAAAGATTGCGGTGTACACTGTGCCAGTTTCGGATTCGTGGAAAGCGCGGAAAGCGTGATCCGCGTGAACCGCTCCGGCGTCATGACGGAGGGAAGCGCTTTCTTGATCTCACCCTCCATCTGCTTGATATACTGCTGCATTGTCGGATTTCCGCCGCTCTGTGCCTTCATAGCCGTCTGCGCGGTTGCCTGCTGGATTTTGTTCATGATTCTTCCTCCTGTTTCATTTCTGTAATTTTGAATGGCCGGGCCTGCACCGTTTTATAAAACGGTGCCAAATCGATATCCGGGTATGCCTCTTTAAAGGCTTTGGGCTGAAACGTCTGCCGGTTTTGCTGCTTCCAAGAGACGTTGTAGCCGTTGCAGGCGGCCCGCTCTGCCGTGCCCATATCGAGCTTGATCGTGTTTTCAATCTCGCGGCTGCGCTCCGCCAGTGCCGCCGCCTGACGTTTGATCTGCATATACTCAGATAGCAGCTGTTCGCGTCCGAACAAATCAAGCTGTTCGCCGTTGCTATCGGCATAAACCGTGCTGATCGCGTCCGTCGTCGCCTCCGAACCGTCCGGTGTAGGCGGGGTATCTTCCTCGACGCATCGCCAGAAAAGCCGCTCCGCCTCCATCAGCGCGGAGATTTCCGCCTCATCGCGTTCCAGCGTGTATGTAAAAAATCCGCGCCCGAAGACGAGCACCGCCAAATACCAACGGTCAAGGCCAGTGACAGCCAGATAGTGCACACACTGCGCATAGTAGCGTTCAGGGAACTCCACGCCGTTGAACTGCCGAATGTCAAGCGTCGAGGTTGTCTTGCATTCCAGCCCTGCATTTTCGCTGGAAATTCGCCTGTCAATGTCTGCGTGCGCCCACGGATACGCGGGATTCCGAATGATGTAGTTGCAGCGCCGCACCTTTTTCCCAGACGCTTCCTCAAAACGCTTTGCAACATACTCTTCGAGATCTCTGCCGATCCGCATAGCCTCTGTGTCTTCTTTGTCTGGAAGTCTCCCGGTCTTATCCATCCATACCGTGTACGGGCTTGCAAAGCGGCTCATTCCGATAACAGCCGCCGCGTCACTCCCGCCGATGGACTTTCTGCGTTCCTCCAGCCATTCTTCGCGGCTCATCTTCACAGTGGAGATTGTATCGAGCATTTACTCCACCTCCACAAATTTGCCGTTTTTCAGCTGGTACCAGGTATCTGCTCTGATATTTTCGCCATCTACGATTGCAGCTTTTACCGCGACAATCGGATACGTCTTCCCGTTCCATTCGCCTCGCTCGACGCAGCAGATTGCGCAGCCAAGCGCGCCCATTGCCTTGCATTCGCGGCCGGCCGCGAGCGCCACACCGGCTTTCCCTGTGGCGGAGGCCGCGCCCCGATCGCCCGTGGCGGAGGCCGCGCCCTGATAGCCTGTGGCGGAGGCCGCGCCCCGATCGCCCGTGGCGGAGGCCGCGCCATGATCGCCCGTGGCATGATTCTCTTTTTCTGCGTTTGCGCGCTTGATCGCGTCCTCAAATCCGATTTGATTCTTGACATATTCGATCTGCGCTTTCACGAGGCCGGGAACGCCGATCTCAGCTTTCAACGTCATTTTTTTCGCGACGATTTTGCTATCATCCGATTCACGCTCGTCAGTTACTTCTTCGGCATCTGCCTCAAAATATCGGCTTTCGTTTGGTGCATAGTAGTTCAGCACATCAATCGGTTGTTCGCACGCGTGCAGGCCAGCCCTGCAAAGATGCGGCTCTCCATCAAAAACAGCGGCTTCGCCGAGCTTGTATTGAAACCCGCGGCACTTCATAGCCTTATCCGTGCCTTTATAAACTTTCATGTTGATCCTCCTGTTTCATCTTCCCCACCAGCCACAGCGGCGGGAACAAATAACGATCTTCGTCCTCCGGCTCGTCCGGCTCGTACTCCGGCTCCGGAATGCTCAAGTACAGGTTTTCGCCGTCATACGCCATTACGGCTCACCTCCTGCCGGATCAGCGCTTCACAGAAGCTCTGCACCGTGGAATACCCAAGCTTCTTGAGCAGCTTGTCCAGCTTCTTCGCCTGATCGTCCGTCAGGCGGAAATAATACCGGTTCGTCTTCTTCCGCCGGTCGCTGCGGTTCTTGGGCGCGTCCAGCGCCTTGATCGCCGCAGCTGCGTCGGGTTCTAGCCTGACACCGTATTTCTCCGGGTGTTCGCATTGCGAAAGCAGAACCTTATTAAACTTCGGGTAGTCGGCCCGATGTACCGCGTCGACGCAGGCTTTCGCACCATGTCGAACGCGGGAATCCGTTAAACTTGACATAGGTTCCTTTCTGCCCTATAATGAGGGCGACAATCGTTTTCCTTTCGGCCTCTGTCGCGTTGCCGCGCGGCAGGGGTCATTTCTTTATGCCAGCCCGTACAAGAGTGTCACGACCGCGACGAAGCCAGTCACAACGCATTCATACGTCATTTCGGCCGTCCCGGCCATTGCGGCCAAGATCATCGCCGCGCCGCTTACCCAAAGGCACATCCCTTTGATGATCCGCCGCGCCGCCCTGCGGGCCTCCAATTCCTCCCGCATCCGCTCCCGGCGTTCCTCAGTCGTTTCCTCCGGCTCATACCCAAGCCGCTCTGCAAGATTGGTTCTCATTCTTCCAACTCCTTCCTCCATACCGGGCTGTCCTCCCGGTTCACGCAGTAGCGCATAGTTTCCTTGAATTCCTCGCCTATTCCCCGCTGGCAGAACGCGGCATAAAATATGTTCAGGATTCGCGCGGCAGCAGCGCTCAGTTCCAGCGCGCTGCCGGATAGCGCAGATACCGTTTTTTTGCCGTCCATGCCGATCTCGACGTGTACCTTCCCGTTATCCATTGGTTTCCTCCTTCGTCTCCGGCAGGCGTTCTGCCGATTCTACCAGTGCCATAAGCCGCTTGTAGCTCTCCGTTCTTTCCCTGTCGCGTTTTGCGAGGTTTGCATACCGTTCAGACAATTCCGCCACTTGCGCGTGTGCAGCCATGTTCTCGTGCTCATTCGCCGCATTGTTGGTTACGATCACAAGCAGCTCCAGCGTGTGCTTCAGCTCAAACCAATCGTCTCCGCTGAGAATCAGTTTCCGCATTCCGCTTATCCTCCTTCGTCTCCTGCATCCGCCTGACGATCCGCGCCAGGCGGGCGTTTTGTGTAACAAGCTTCTGCGCGTCCAGATCCAGCCCCTTGCGCTTGAGTCCGCCGATGATCTGCGCCGCCTGGCACTCGCAGACCAGCGCCGCCTCGATCAGATCATGCAGCTCCTGCGCATCCAGCGTCAGGGTGTAGCTCATGACGTTCGCCATGGCTCAGTATCCCCCTTCGTGTTCCAGCAGCCAGTTTTTCAACTGTATCTGCGCGATTGCAAAACACAGCTCCGCGTCGCAGTCCTGGACGTTGACGAGTTCTTCATCGTCCCCGCCGTAGGCGGTTCCCCTCCGCCACACCCGGACGCCCCAGTCCGTTACCTTGCTGTAGGTGATCTCAAGGTGCATCGGGTAGGTCTTCACCTTCTCGGCAAAAAACTTGAGGAAATCATCCATTCCGCTTATCCTCCTTCTGTTCCTGTTCCCGGCGGTTCTGACTTTCATTTGTTCCTCCTCATGCTCCGAGAAACCGCAAAAACGGCTCTCTCGGGATCTTCACTCTGTGCTTGCTTGTGCAGCAAACCGGGAAGCCCAGCTTTTCAGGCCGTTCCCTCGCCATCAAGCGAAGCCATTGCGGGTCACAGCCGAGCACCTGCGCCGCCTCGCTTGCGAGGATTGTAGGCTTTGACATTGCCCGGATATCATCCAGCGTCATTTTTCCTCCTTTCTGCTTCCCTCAATTGCCTCGTCCAGCTCCTGCGGCGTGCAGCCGTAGAGACGGACGAGCTTTTTCTTGTACTTCCGGGCGATTCCGTTTTTACCGAGCTCCCAATTCGAGACGGCGATGATCGAGACATCAGCTCGCCTTGCAACATCTTTTTGCAGAAGCCCGGCCCGCGCCCGAAGCTCTTTCAATGTCAATCGCTCATTCCTCCATTCCTTAATTAAGTTTTGTTGACCGCAGCGCCCCAGACGTGCTATACTGTCTTTAGCCCTTTTAGGTAAATTCGGGAGGTGGTTTTCATGACCAAACTTTTGAACTTGCCAGTTCCAGACCAAAGAAACGGCGTGATGCGTTAGGGCAAGAGGCAGCGCCAGAACTGCCAAAGTGAGCGGCGCGTCCATAGAAGCGCAAGTTCGTTTTGTGTCAGGATGGCATTGCCGAGCCGGTGGAAAGAACTCTACCAATTCGGACGGATGCGAAGTAATGCAGACGGCCATCCTGTGCAGCGCGTTCTGGTAAACAACTCTGGGGAAACCCGCTCGTGAACGAACCACGGGCGGCTTTTCTTTACGCCGCAGCCAAATTAAGAGCTTTATCTTGACAAAACCATGTATAGCCGTTATTATGTAAGTGTCAGCCAACAAAATATTGTCCATACGCCCGCAAAACGAAGATTCGGATGGCGCTTAGTTTTTTGTTGCCTTGATTAAGCTCTGTAAGCATATTATATACAACGTTATGTCGTATGTCAACAATGCTTACAATGAAATGTTGTACAAATTGGATTGACTTTTTTTGTGAGGTTTTTATGTGGTTTCTAAAAAAGCAAAAAAGCGTCATGCGCCAAGCTTCATCCAAAGACAAGCGCCCCACCATAAACAGCCCCAGCAAAAGCCAATCGGATATGTTAGAGCAATACATGATGATTGAAAAAGAAATCCGTCCAATAGAAAGTTATATGGAAAATTGCGCCGTTTCGTTGAATGCAAAGCTTCTACTGAACGAGAGAATTGAAACATTGCAAAAGCTTATTGCTGCATTTTACAGTCTTAAATCGAAATGCTATTCTCTTGGCCCAGAATACCAAACTTATTTTTCTGAGATGTGGGAACACGCTCACAATTCAAAAGATGCAGATTTTTGTTATGTTGATCGCTTTGAATGCGAGTTAAAAGAGTTGCTTAAAAACAAAGACCAATTATCCGCAAAAGAATCTTTATATATTTCACAAACCAACAATTTAAAGTCAAAAATTGAGAGCGTTCTTTCGGAAAGCCATTCTATTCTTCAAACGGATTTGTATAAACGCTTTGATCCTGTCGTTCAAAACGACATCTCAACAATTTTGTACTTCATGGCTAAAGACGGGACAATAACGCGCACTAAGCATGGGCGTACATATCTAATCGAATATAAGGGGTAGCAAAATGTCTAAACGTCTTGTTGTCACGCCAAATATTGAAGAAGTAACTTCTCTCGTAGAGGGGAAAGGATGGAGCAAAGCATACTTTTCCGAAACAGTTATGAAAAAATCTCGCGGGTGGATTACGGAATGGAAGCGTGCGAAGAACTTTCCATGCCCCGAAGAAGCTGTCCATATGTGCGCCATGCTGCAAACCACGCCGGAGGAGATTCTGACGGAGCAGGCCGACATTGAGCTTGTGCGCGGGCTGCTGGAGCAGGAACGCGAAAAGGGCATAAAAAAAGACCCCATCCCGAAGGATGAGGCCGAAGATAGCGAAACCGCAGAACTCCGTGGAATTTGGAGTTCTGCGGATGAAAATGAGCGCCGTGATTTGCTCGAAATGGCGCGTATGCTAAAGAACCGGAGAAAGCAGAATGGATGATGCAAGCAACCTTCCGTTTTCGGAAATCGAGTTGAACAAAGATGAAAGAAAAATGCTTAAAGCGTTGGCAGATAGCAGAATATTTGCGACGGATGATATTTTCCAGACCGCAAATAGGCTGAAACATTTTGGACTTGCAAATCTGCACCCAATCCCCAGCAAAGATGGTGTCCCTGTGTTATCGTTTGGCGCGTCCTGCGCAATTGAAATAGAAGAACGCGGGAAGGACTACTTGGCGTATATTGATCAGCGGAAGAAGTCCACAAAGGCTAGTCGAATCCATGACCTAGTGATTGCAGTAATCTCATTCCTGCTCGGGATGCTTACGTCTGAACATTTCTGGAATTTCCTGAACAAATGTCTGTCAGGATCCGAGGGCTAAAGTCGCTGCAAACTGCTTTAAGCTTTTTTTCGCAGACAAGCACGATGTCGCCGCCTGGGCTGGCCGCGCCGATCGCGTGTTCGCACATCCGGCACGCTTCTCCGCACTCATCTTTTGTAGAAATTTCAGTCCTGATTCTGCACAACTGCAGCATAATATTATCGTACTTTTCCTTGCTCAGAAACATTGTTTCGCTCCTTCCATATTCTAATTAGTTCTCGTTTTTCCTCTGATGTAAGTTCCATTAAATACTGAAAGCCAATATCAGCGGGCGCAATTTCTTCACCCTTATTATAGCACAGATCATCCTGAATACAAAGCATTTTGCGCCCTCCTTTTCTTAACTTCCAAATTCTATCGTTTCTTTTTGTGCAGTTTTGACCTTGAGCCTGTAAAACTCTGGTGATAAAATTATAGTACATTACAAAACCGGGAGTACTATGACTAGTGCAGGATCCTCGGCTCCCGCCGCTCGTCCTGCTCCCGGCCTACGTCCGCGACGCAGGCAAACAGGAGCGGAATGCCCTTGATGTAGTCCACGCTGACGCTGTGCACGTCTGTCAGCTTCGCGCCGTCTACTGTCACGTCCACTTTCCCGTTGTTTACCCGGATGTTGATGCACTCCATATTTTTTCCTCCTGTCATTTATTATAGAACGGTTGTTCTAAAAATCAACATGGTATTATGAACAAACAGACCGCGTTATTTTTGGGGATCAGGAATCCGATGGTGTACAGTTTATGGGACTGATGATTTGATATAATATTCGGTTTGACCGGCCCCATCGTATCTGGAACATACGGTGGGGCCATTTCAGCAGATGCCGGATTCAGGAACTATCTGCTACGTTTTCATTGTACCAGATAATGTTTGTAAGAAAAGGGCGAATCCTGCGTTCTTGTCATATGTTTTGCATTTTTATATGGAAAATGTAAGAAATAAAACTGAAACTTACGAATGGAGGCGTAATCATGTCCGCAATACAGGATCTCGCTCCGTTTATCGGCGCGTATCAGGGGAAGATCAGAAGGGCAAAAGATGCAAGCGGGATGACGTTGGAGGAGCTGTCGAACGAGTCCGGCGTTTCCTTCTCTGCCGTGAGCCGATTATACGCTGGAACACAAGCGGATCCACGGCTTTACAACTCGGCTGCGCTATGCAAAACGCTCGGGTTGTCGCTCGACGAGCTGTTCGGCCTTGAAAATCCCGTCGGAAGCCCGGAAAAGCTGACCAAGCAGATCCATCATGTCGAGCTCGAAAACGCCAAGCTGGAGGCAGCAACAGCCCTACAGAGCGCGCAAATAAGGTCTACACATATAATGTGTTACGTTCTCGCCCTATTTTGTTTGCTGCTCTCCTTTACCCTGATTGCCTGCCTTGTAACGGATGCGCAGATTCGGAACGCAGGCCTCATTCGCGATGGAGATTTGACCGTAACCGCATGGGCGTGTATCGCCCTGATCGTAGGTTCAGTTCTGGCTTCGGCAATTACTTTCTACGCGATCCGAAAAGAACGTGGAGGGAAACATGGAGTGCATCAAGTGTAAAAAAGAAATCCCAGACGGCGCGCCCTACTGTTGCTGGTGCGGAAAAAAACAGGAAGCGCGGCGAAACCGGACACGCGGGAACGGGCAAGGAAGCGCTTACCAGCGAGGGAAGACGTGGACGGCGCGTTGGACAGAAAGAACTTACCTAGACGAGAACGACAAGCTTCGGCAAAAGATGCGAACAAAAGGCGGGTTTACATCAAAGCGCGCCGCCCTCCAATATGCAGCAAACCCTCCGAAGGAAGAGCAGCGAAGCCCCACTCTCAGAGAATACTACAAAACATATCTGCGTGGGGATTATCTATCCTTATCGGCTGATCGTCAGGGAGCGGCAGAAAAGGCTTTCGAGCGCATGAGAGAAATCGCCGACCGTGAGATCGACGCGCTTACCATCGCGCAGATACAGGATGTTATCGACCGCAACGCCAGCACCTATTACACGCGGAAGGACATGAAAACAGTCCTTTCCCATTGCTACAATCTCGCGATTGCCGAAAAGCAGACTACCGTGAATCTTGCAAAGTACATAAAGCTTCCGGAATTGGAAGAGAAGTCGCCGGAGCCGTTTACCGACGCCGACGTAAAAAAGCTATGGGAAGCGTATGCAAAAGATCACTTTGTCGGTTTTATCCTTACGATGATCTATACCGGCATGATGCCTGGTGAGCTTCTGAAGCTCAAAAAGGACATGATTGACTTTGAGAAAAATGAGATCGTCCGAGGCGGCATAAAGACAAAGAAGCGGAAGGAAACGCCTATGGTCTTCCCGGATTTCGTTGCGCCGGTGCTGCATGAACTATGCGAAGAAAGCAAATCGCGCGTCGGAAATATCTGCTGCATAAACAAAGATAATTTTTACAAGAGATATTATGAGTGTTTGGAGCTTGCCGGAGCGCAAAAGCTACCACCTTACTCATGCCGCCATACAACCGCTACAGCCCTCGCGATGAAAAACATCGACCCGTTTACGATCAAGGAAATCATGCGCCACACAAAGATAACGACTACCCAACGGTACGTACACCCGGACATGAAAGGCATGGTCGATGCCGTAAATCAGTTGCAAAACGACTCGACAGAGTGAATTATGTATGCTACAAAATATGTTACAAACGCCAATTTCCCCAGTGTTTTCAATGGGTTTTTCTCCCCTGCTAAGGGAGTAGGCGTCTAAAAAGCGCGCGAGAGTTCAAATCTCTCCTTCCGCGCCAGAAAAACCTTGAAAACATCTGTTTTCAAGGTTTTTCTTTTATCAATTTTCCGTTGCTTCAAGCGGTTCGGGCGTCCAGAATTCCGTGTGGCGGCTGCTTTGGCCGGGGTGCGAGTCCCGCAAGCTCTACGGCGATCATCTTCCCACTGACCACGTGCTTGCCCGCCAGCTGTGCGGTGCCGCCGCAGCCGCAGCCCTTTGTTTTTTGCGCGCAGGCCGGTTCTGTGGTAGTATAAACAAAACGTTCAGAAGGACGGGATCAGAATGCTGGTGGCAATCCTTGCGGCGATTCTGCTGATGGCCGCATATGTTCGGCTACAATAAAAGGACGCACATCCTGCACTTCCTGCTCTATATCCCCCTCTGCGCCGTGATCGCAGGGATCTGCATGATTTTTTAAACGCCCCTGCACCGCCCGGCGATTCGCCGGTATGTTTTTCGCAACTTTTCTGCACCTTCCGCTTGACAAGCAGGAATATCTGTGGTAATATATCCGAGCAGTTGAAAGACTGCAAACGCGCGAGTGGTGGAATTGGCAGACTCGCTAGATTCAGGTTCTAGTGTCCACTCCGGACGTGCGGGTTCAAGTCCCGCCTCGCGCACCAACTCCTCAGAT